TAGATTGTAAGCAAGCAACTGCTGCTAGGATTACTCCTTGCTTAGTAAGTTCTGCTGTAATTCCTGAATCATTAAGAATAACATCCTTCTCTGTGATAACTTCTTTTATCACCTTGGTCTTAGTTATTACCTCTGATTCTGGAAACATAAATGATACTAATAGCAATACTGCAAAGATAACATTAATAGTTAAAGAGATGTGAAAATACTTCTGATAATTGGGAGCTTTTGATAAGCTAAGATCTTGATTTTGTTTGTAGTACATGATTGTTAATATTAAATGTGAAACATAAATTAAGGCAACAACTATGCCAAATGGTAATAATTAGAACTTAGGGCAGGTATCTCTCCTACCCTAAATTAAAGTTAAATAGTATCGTCTTGCCAGTTAATAACGCTTACTACTTCAGACTCTTCTATAAAAGTCTTAAGATAATTCTTACCTACCTTGTAGTCTCCTAGAATGATATCATGGATGACTTGGTAGTCTTGAGGTACTATTACTTCTTTGATAAAGGTAATAGTTTGCTTAGTAGTAGGAAGTTCTCTTAATCCTCTTAAGTAAGTCTTTTCATCAATCATAGACTTAACTGTTAGGTGTTTAAACATCCTTTTAATCTCTCTTTCTTGGATACGATCTAGCTTATCTAAGCTAGTAATCCTACCTTTCAGATTGAAAGACCTAAATTGTGGCTTCTCCTCCTTTACGGAGTAGACTTTCTCTGCTACAATAGCAGTCGAAGTGATTCTTTTTCTCATATAAATGTATTTTAAGTGTTTCTAAATTAGATACCTGTTAAAAGAAAAAGGAGGCCCAATAACCTCCTTTGACGTAATACAGATATGAAAAAGATTTTAACCACTCATTGGTTAGGGCTAATATTGGTTAGCCTTTGCAGTTAGGATAAACGCTAATCTATCCTAACTAAAAAGTCCTGGAAGCAGATCTTACGGTATGCAACCAGGAACATTTAAAAAACAACTTCTTGCATGCTCACCATGCTTGTAGATTTTACTGGACATAGTTTACTGTCCACCTGTTGACGTGCACATCAGAGCAGGGTCCATCACAGTTCACTTTGGGTCATGTAACTCATTTGGGTAATTACTCCCAAGAGCCAAAGTATCTTTCAACGGTGCTAATCCGCCCTCTGTAAGGAGTTGTTTTTTGGTACTATTGATGGGAATCGAACCCATACTGACATTGCTGTCAACAGGATTTTAAGTCCTGCGTGTCTACCTATTCCACCACAATAGCATGAAGGGAGCCTTACGACTCCCTACAAATATAATTCATTTAGTTAAATTACTTCTGCTTTAGCTTTAGATTTAACTTTGTTTTCTTTGAGTGCTTCTACACCAGCAGCCATAGAAATCATACTACGAGATAGGTTTTGATCTTGCTTAAGAGTAGCATCAAACATACCTGGTTCAGCAAATTCCACAGTAGTGTAGATTAAAGCACCTTCGAAAGTTAACTCTTGACCATCACGAGTCTTTTTAACAGACCATTGAGGCTTAAGAGAACCATCAGCATTTTTTACTACTGCATCATCAGTAGTATCTACTCTGCGAAGGATTAAATCTTCGCCTAACAAATTTTTGCCAGATACGTTAAGTTCTACGCTATCTAAGTACTCATAGGTATCAATGTGTTCTGCAGTAAACCCAAAAGAAGAAAAGTCTTTAGTAAAGTTATCTTCAGTATAGTTTAAGAGAAAAGTTTTACGATTAACCAAACCGTTACCCAAAGCACGACTAAGCATACGTTGGTGAGCAGATTGATTGCCTGGAGTGAAACACTCGAACATTACAGTAATAGGAGCTTTGATACCAGAGTTCCTCCAAGCTTTGCTGGCAAAAGCCAAATTGGTTGATTTTAAATCTTCGTAATTCATAATTTTGTTTTTAGTTTTTTAGTTTTTTAGTTTTTTAGTTTTTTGTTTTTAATTGTCTTCTAATACTGTTACTTTATCTTTCTCATAAATATAAATAGGCCCTATATAGCCGTCTTTAATAAGATAAGTCTTTTCACAGTCTTGTAATTTGTAAGAGATGATCATGTTCCATTCTGAGAACTTAAACACGAAGCAATCTATTACTTTAGGAGGATTAGGATTACCTTCTCCTATGAGATCTTCAATAAAGAGAGTATCTGAATGCGTTAAGCGTTCAAGTTTTACACAGCTATCAGAACAAAGAGATCTAATAGGAAATAATTGGGCTTTTAGATTAGTAAAGCCGTTTAAAATTAAGATAAAGAACAGTTTTTTCATAGTTTTAAATTAAAGGGGCCATTGCTGACCCCTAGTTTTAATTACAAGCCTTTACGCAAGAACTCAAGTGCAATTTCTTTCTTAGAAGCACAGAATCTCAATTGATCTGCATTTTCTTTTACATACGACATCAAAGCTTTATGCTTAGCGTTAGTATAAGTTTCTTCTGTAAAGATATTAATAGCAGCACGAGTTAATGCTCTTGTAGACCATCTGTCCATTTTAGGAACAATAGTAAGCAAGTTTGCTACACGTTGACAGGCTAATTCAGATTTAGCAAAGTCAGGCATTTCAAATTTACCTGCTTTCATAGTCTTAACAGCTTCACCACCGTCATTACCTGTAGATGCGGTAATAACAACATCAAAGTCTAAGTTGTACTTTTTCTTCAAGAAAATAAGTTGCTTATAATCTTCTTTAGATTGAGCCCAGGCATTTACATAATCGCCTTGTTTCCAAGATCTAGAAGAAGAATTAAGCATAGCAACTAATTCAGTAAGCTGTTCAACATTTTCAATTCCATTTACAACTACATAAGGAATAGGAATACCTAAACGCATACAAGCCATAAGAGCATGTTGACCGTCTGCTACATACTTACACATATAACCATCAATAAAGTCTATTTCTACTACGATGATAGGACGAATCATACCATACATTTGAATAGAATTAGCTAAACGGTCAATGTGTTTTAAGATAAGAGTACGTTGAACACCTGGCAAAAAGTTAAGTGTTTCGTTTGCTTTAAGCCACTTTAAGTTGTTTTTAAGACTGTTTCCGCTTACATACAACATCTTGTTAGTCTTAGCTACTGCTGTTTTAGTAACTTCTTTAGCTTTCTCCATAAAACTAATAGGAGTAGTTTTAGTTACTGTTGTTTCTTTAGAAACAATAACATTTTTACGAGGACGACCTTTTCTACGAGGAGTAGGAGTTGGTGCGTCATTTTTGGTTACCAATTTAACCTTTAATTTGTTTGTTTTCTTTGTTGTTTTCATAAATGTTTTTTTTGGTTTTTTGTTTTTTTGTTTAATTTGTGGTAGCCCCTGGGTGAATCGAACACACCATCTCTAGGATGAAATCCTATTGTCCTACCATTAGACGAAAGGGCCAATTACACTTTAACCTTAAGTGTGAAGGATTAGTCTATGCCTACTTCTTTAGCAGCATAATAAGCAGAGAAAGCTCGGCTTACACCTTGCTTTCTAAAATACCTGTAAAAATCTAAGAACTCCGCTAAGAGTCCATAAGATTTAGCTACATACCAATGTTCTAAGAATTGATCTTTCATAATATTTCAGTTAAAGAGTTAATTTCTGCTTTAAGAGTTTCTATGTAACGTTCTTGATCTCTTACCCAATTCTCTTCACCAGAATCCATAGAAGGTACTGTAAAACAAAATAGGTCGTTTTCTGCAGCATTTAGTTCTTGATACAAGTAAGTCAATCGGTCTTGAATGTCTTCAGTGTTCATAATGTGATTAAGTTAAGTTCTTCTTTAAGTTGATTAAAAGGGTTGTGTTCAGTAATTCTGTTTAGTGCTACTTTTAAGTCTTGAGTTTGTTTTAAATAAAACTCATCAGAAATGTTGCCTAACTCATAATCTTCATCTAGTCTTTCTAAGAAGAAGTATAAGCGGTTAATCTTCATGATGATCACACTAACAGCTAAGGCTTCTACAAATTCTTCTGGGTTCATAGTCTTGAAATTACTAGGTAGTTAGCATAAGCATCTTCATAAGTCAATGCCCAAATTCTGTAGCCGTCAATGATAAATAGTTGTTTTTCCATTAGTTTTTAAAAGGTTTAGAATCTACTACTATAGAGCCAATGCCTGTAGCAATGGCTCCAATAGAGAAGAAGTTAGAGATAACGGTTAAGCCCATTTGTTCGCTTAGGTATGCTGCTAGAATAGCAACAATACAAGCAATCCCTAATAGAAGGGAAAGTAAAGTAAGTCTTTTCATGCTTCTTGGCTTAAATAGTAAATAGTACCGATAATAGTAAACACACCTACTATAAACGTAGTAATGCCTGTATTAAACAATCCATAGAAACATTCAGTAATACTTCCTGCTCCTGAAAGATTTCCAATAATAGCAAGAAAGAAGTTAAAAATAGTAGTAGTAACTACTAAGAAGACGATTGGGAGAACTACTATCAGCAGTGCTTTCCACATAAATTTAAGTATATTCATATCTGTTTTGTTCTAATTAAGAGAAAAGGGGATTATTAGTCCCCTTATAGATTTTTTGCAAGCACTAAAATTTCTACTAAATCATCAGTACTTACACGAGGGTTAACATCTGTACCGTCTGGAGTGATAGTCAGATTACCATCATAATAAACATACCAGTTACCATCTTTGTCTATGACAGCAACTTCAGCAGTTGTTACACCCTGATCACAGTAATGACCTGTACCAAATCTTACGCTTACATAAACTTTGTTAGCAAACGTAAGACAAAAACCTTCGTCAATAAAGTCTTTAGAGAATCCACGAGTAGTCTCTTTAATACTAATGTAGTTATTCATATCTGTTTTCTGTTTAGTTTATACTGATTGGTATTATACCCTTAGGTATAAAAAGCACAAGCCATCCTTATGAAGTTATCTCTAGATATACTACTCTTGTGCTAAACTAGTAGTGTAGTTTACTTCCATCTGCACTCAGTAATAACAGTAGCTCTTTTACAGTATTCTTTCTGTGTTCTAAGAAGCAATGCTTCACAGATACCTTCCTGTCGTTCTGTTGGAAGAGAGCACCCTTCCGCTTATTTTACTGTTATTACTGCTCACCCTTTGGAAGTGAGTTGTGGTGCATTAAAGTAATTCAATTGTAATACAAGGCTTGTTGATCTATCTTGTATTTTAACACATTCATTTCCCCATAGTGTCTGATGAGGTAATGGAGAATTATTACTTGCTAAGATTAGCATCGTCCATTTTTTTTATCTAGCACCCTTATCTTTTATTTACATTAGCTACTGCAAATAAAGATTAGGTTACAATTGAATTTCTAATCGTCTCGTAGACTTAGTAACCCTAACGCACATATTTACTGTGGTTGACGATTGCTAAGTCCCAGGAAACACTCCACTCTGCATTCAGTTGTAATCCGTATAGCATAACATCTATCTTGCATCCTACAGGAACACTGCTTTACGGATTAAGGGATAGATTGAGTACTTGCTAATACTAATTAAGAATTACAACTGCTATCCCTTGTGAAGATAGAATGATGCATTAAAGTAAAGGGAGACTAAGCTCCCTTATTTTCCCATTTAGAATACAGAACACTAATAGCATTACCACATGCTCTATATAGTTCTATATTGTCTGCTTCGATAGCATTCTGTCTAATAGTCAATAGTTCATTCAATGAACAAGTTGACAAATCTTTAATCTTTTCCATACCCACTCATAAGAGTGACGCACTATGCCTAAATGGCTGTTTAAGGTCGCATAGTCGACCAAGCAAAACTTTCGCTTAGAGTTAGATAACGTCTCTGATACAAGAGACGAATAAGAATAACAGATAACAACTTATAAGAGATTATATAAGAGGTTATAAGTTAGTAAGGTTAATAGGGATTTTACTTATTGGTCATATCACAACCTAAAAGGTATTAAAATCCACTATTTTGGACAGTGAGAAAGAAGATAGAGAGGGAAGAATCCCTCTTTTTATCTACTTTCTGACTTCCAATTGTCATAAAAAAGTTAAACAAAATGACAATTGTCTCCGATTTTCCCGGGTTTAGACTTTCAAAAGTTAAACAAAACCTATTTTAGGGTCAATTGCTGACAATCGCATGACAATTGACTGACAATCGACCCCAATTAAGTTAAGCACTTGGACAAACTACTACCCCCAAGCGGGGGTAGCAGATGCGTCCATGAACTCTTCCATTGGTCTACCCAAGCGAATGCGTTCCTCACCACTTTCCTCATCTACATAAACGTAGAACACGCTTTCTCTTGGGGGATAAGTGTTTCCAGTACCTTTCAAATCAGCAGCAAGCCCCCGAGAGAGCATCACGAGTACTTTCTCATCAGAGTCTTTCTCTTTGATTCTGATGTAAGGATAGTTGTTTTCTTTTGAGAAGTTCATGCGTTTGCTGATGTCAATACCCTTGCATTCCGCAAGAGTTTTGCCGTTTAGTTTTTCTATTTTCATATCTTTCTTATGGGAGGTACCCCCTCCACCGAAAACAAGGTGGGGTATTTAATATTGGTGTCCCCTACCCTCTCATGGATATAAAATGGGGGGGGGTTCTAAAATTTTGAAAATTTTGAAAAAAATTTTTTTAGTTTACCTTTGAACCCATGAAAAAACTAGTCTTTATCTTATCTTTCTTTCTTTCCTTACAGGGGTTCTCTCAGAGGGATTCTGTTTATGTTAAGACCTCTATCTATTCTTGTGTGTATTCAGAGGTGTTACAACAGCCTAAGCGAGTTTGGTACACTGTTCAATGTCCTTTAGGGAGTTATCCTAGAAAAGGAATGGACTTCTACACTAATGATAGTGTAAGGACTTCAGATGGAAAAGATTACGAGGCTAATGTATGGGATAAGGGACATTGTGCTCCAGCAGCAGACTTTAACTGCGATAGAGATAGACTATGGGCTACGTTTTCTTATCTTAATTGTGTTCTTCAACACGAGAGATTAAACAGAGGTGCTTGGAGACTCCTAGAAGTAAGAGAAAGAGAACTAGCTAAGTCTCAGGTTGTCGAGGTAGAGATTAAAATGGTCTACTCTAAGAGCAGTTTAAAATTGCCAACAGGAGCTACAGTCCCTGATGGGTTCTTAAAGACCATCAAGTACGGCAAGGTTAAGGAAGTTTATTATTTCAAGAACGAAGATCCAGGTACCACCGATTACTTAAGGTTTAGGAAGTAAACGACCAAAGGTTATATTACTTCTAACCGTTAAGTCCTTATGAGTAAACTGCCACATCTCTCCACTGTCTAGGATGACTGTGTATATGGTATCGGTTTCATAACCATAGTCTGTTACTAGCCATATTATTCCTTTGCCTTTAGGGGTATTTACTTCTAAGCGATTTGTAGGTTCAAAGATTGTCATAAGTAAGTGTCTCTTTTACATAAATTTAAGTAAAGTGTTTTGTCTTCAGACCACTCCTTTCCTGTCCACCATTCAAAGCCTTTAAAGTCTGCCTTGTAAGCTGAAGCTAATTCGTAGCCTCCTAAAAGGTAGACGTGATTACATCTAAAGAACTGGGCTATTCTACACTCAAATAACTGAGACACATTACCTAAGGATAGTTTTGGGTTTTCATAATCCCACAGAAACTGGTAAGAGACTAAAGTCCTTCCAGTAGTGTCTTTGTATAGTTTAAAAATATTAGCTCCTACTAGTTTTTCTTCGTAGTAGTAAAGCAGACATTCAAATCCTTTAAAATCTTCTAGGTTTATATCTCTTTTGAAACTGTGTTTGTCTGTGTACTTTCTATAAATAGGCTCTAGAAGAGTTAAAACTTCCTCTGATACAAAGTGCAGAGAGTATTGTATTTGTTTGCTTAGTTTTTTTACAGTTTTAGTAGGCTTATAGTCTTTTACTCTAAGTCTAACAGACCTTAGATTATACCAGTAGTCTTGCCATTCTACCCATCCTTCACTTAAATAGGTTAGATAAGTAGTATCTAAGGCTATTCCTTTGGGGTCAGAGAAGATAAAGTCTTCTTTTGTCACCTTACCGTATCCTGTTATATGATCAAAGATAACCTGTATCATAGCTCTATTATAGTTCTATTGTAAATCAAAGATAGTTAATTAAACAAAAACCACTCTTCTACTTAAGTTTTCTTGACTTATTTTTTTAAAGAGCTATTTTTGTTCTTAGGGGGAGATCTGTGTTTTTCTTGGAGTTACGATTGTTTTGTGACTAGTTTCTTTAGCCATGTTTTTGGAGGGTTACTAGGTAGGGATTCAGATCTTTCTCCTTTCATGTATTCCCCTACCTAGAACCCTTTTTTAGTTTATAAACTTCTATGCGTAACAACTTCTTTCAGACACCTGGCTACGCTACAGACTTAGTAAATGTAATTATTAAGGGGTTCTCGGAGAAGACTTATGTTTGTCCTCATGACTGGCAGCAGTTATACGCTTTCAAAGAAAGAGTAGGGATAAAAATAAGAAGAGAAGGACATAAATGGTTTGTCTTACTTAGAGGAGGAGACAACTATGGAGGAGAATTTGAAACACAGGTTATAGAAGATAACTCAGTTACTTGTTCTAAGCCTAGGTTTGAGGGTCCCTACCAGAAGTTAGGTTTTCTTAAGTATGAAGGTCAATCCGCTAAGGGTACTTTTCTAGAAGATGGTTATATTTTAAACGAAGAAGGTCAATATATAGTGTACGAATAACATGAATTACAAAGTTTCCCAACTACAACCACTAACAGGTCCTGAAATTGCAGGAGAAGATCTTCTGTTATTAATTGACGTCAATCCCACTACAGGAAACGTAAGATCTCGTAAAGTTAGAGTAGAAGACTTAGTAGACTTCCGTTTACTTAACTCTGGTTTAAGTAATTTTGTTCTATTATCAGGGTCTTATGCCAATCCTTCTTTTATTACTTCGTTAGACTGGAACAAAATCATCAATACTCCAGACACTCTTGCAGAATATGGCATTACAGACGCCTATACCAAGACACAAGTGGACAATTTATTGGACACTGTAGAAGGAAATCAGATTGCTTCTATGTCTATTACAGGAGCAGAGACCAAAAGTTTGAACTTACACCAAGTAGATGGAGGCGTAGTAAGCGTTTCTTACGTAGATACTTACACTCATACTCAAAGTTCTCCTATTAGTACCTGGACTATCACTCATAACATGAACAAATACCCTTCGGTAACGATTGTAGATTCAGCAGGAACTACCGTGGATGGCTCGGTAGATTACATTAGTTTAAATGCAGTAACTATTAATTTCTGTGGAGCGTTCAGTGGTAAAGCTTACTTTAACTAAAACAAAACAAAACAAAATAAAAATATAAAATCATGTCAAAAAAATTCTTATCTGGCATAGACCTCAATAAATGCGAACTGCAGAATGCGGTCATCCAGAACTTAGGTACAGCACCAGGAACTCCTGCTGCAGGTCAGGTCTACTTCAACTCCTCTACTGGAGACAAGTCAATCTACTTCTATGATGGTACTGCCTGGGTAGACGTAGGAGGTGATCTAAGGTCAATTGTAGCTGGTAACGCTATATCTGTTAGCGGAACCAGAGATATTACCGTAAACGTTCTGTATGACGATGCTTCTATTGGTTTAAATGGTTCTAATCAACTTTCCATTAAGGCAGGTGGTGTTACTAACGGAATGTTGGTTAACTCTTCTCTTTCTGTAGTTGCTGGAGCAGGTCTTACTGATGGAGGTTCTGTTGCTCTTGGAGCTTCTGTAACTCTTAACATTGGAGCAGGTACAGGTATTACTGTAAACGCCAATGACGTAGCTCTTGACACCACTTCTACTCGTAACACTGATCACTCTGCAGTTACCTTGACAGCAGGTGCAGGTTTGACTGGCGGTGGAGACATCACAGCTTCACGTTCTTTTGCAGTAGGTGCAGGAACTGGTATCACAGTTAACGCTGATGACATTGCTATCACAGGTGCTGGATCATTGACTACCAACTACTTAACTAAGTGGAACGGTACAGGATTCTCTAACTCAACTATTACAGATGACGGAACTACCGTAACTGTCGGTGGCAACTTAACTGTGAACGGTACAGTAACTTACGTTAACTCAAACACTGTAGAGATTGGTGATAACATTCTTCTTCTTAATAGAGATGAAGTTAGTTCTCCTTCTCAGAACGCAGGTATTGAAGTAGAAAGAGGAACAAGTACTAACGTTTCTTTCATCTGGAATGAGACTAGTGACTACTGGTCTACTGTAACTGAGCCTTTACACGTAGGTTCTATTGCTGACGCTGGTGCTGCTTACACAGGTAACAAATACTTGGTAAGTGACTCAGGTGTAATCAAATACTTAACTTCTGCTGATTTAGCAGGTGACGTTATTACAGGAATCACAATCAGTGGATCTAACGGTGTTGCAGTTGCTGGTTCAGGAACAACTTCTATTACTGTAAGTGGTGTAAACGCTACTACAAGTGCTGCAGGTGTTGTAGAATTGGCTACTAGTGCTGAAGTAAATGCTTTAAGTAGCTCTACAGTAGCAGTAACTCCTTCTGGATTAGCTGCTTTGCGTTATGCTGTAACAGGTCCAGCAGCTCCAGCAACTAGTATGATAGTAACTCACGCTTTAGCTTCTAACGACATCATAGTTCAAGTTTATGAACTAGCTACTGGTGAGAACGTAGAGTGTGATGTAGTACGTACAACCAACAACGTAGTTACTTTAGGATTCTGTTCTCCTGTACTTACAAATGCTCTTAGAGTATTGGTCATTAAAATTGCTTAATTTATTTTAAACCTTATCTTTGCTAGGGGCCTAAAAACCCCTAGCTTTTATATACATAAACAATAATGAAGTCTCTAAGTGCTAAAACTTTTCAATGCGGAGTAACAGTTCAAGGACTTACTACTCTTAGTGGTACAGTTTATTTAACAGCTTTAACAAATACTGCTACTTGGGACTATGTTGTTGTAGGTACAACTGCACAAGGACAACTATATACTAGAACCTATGCTCAGTTAATGTCAGATATTACATCTGGCATAGGTTTAAGTGGCTATGTTCCTACATCTCGCACGTTAACTATTAACGGTGTAAGTTATGATCTTACAGCTAACAGAAGCTGGACAATCAGTACTGTTGATTACACTTCCAGATTACAACACCAAGTTAAAGCTGGTGTAGCGATTAACAAAGGTCAAGCAGTCTACGTAACTAGTGCAGATGGAACTAACATGATTGTTGGTTTGGCTTCTAATGCTTCTGAAGCCACATCTAGTAAGACTATGGGTCTTTTGGATGCCACAGTTTCTACAAATGGCTTTGCTAACGTAGTAACAGAAGGTCTTTTGGCTGGATTGGATACCTCAACTGCAGGTACAGAAGGTGATCCAGTATGGTTGGGAACAGGAGGAAACTTAATTTACGGCTTAATCAATAAACCGTATGCTCCTGCTCACTTAGTTTTTATAGGTATAGTAACCCGTAAGAACTCTAACAACGGAGAAATCTTCGTTAAAGTACAGAATGGATTTGAGTTAAACGAGATTCATGATGTAGATTTAAAAACAAACTTACCAGTAAACGGAGAGTTATTAGGATTTAACGGAACTCTTTGGGTAAACAAAACTATTGCTGGATGGTTAGGATACACTCCTGCCAATGCTAGTGGAACAACAAATTACATTTCTAAGTTTACAGGATCTACTACACTTGGTAATTCTTTAATCTATGATGATGGAAGTAATGTGGGAATAGGTACAACTTCTCCCGGAGCACGTTTTACTGTTCAAACAACTACTTCTTCATCAGCTCATACACTACGAGTTACTGATGGAACAGGTATTATTAATATCGGGCATTGGGATACTGTAACAAACAGATTTGAGTTCTCGGGTAAGCCAACGTATTTTGTTCAATACGGAACAGGCAATTACATATCATTCGGAACCCTAGGGTCTGAGAATATGCGTATTGTAGCGGGAGGCAACGTAGGTATCGGAACTAGTAGTCCTTCTCGTGCGTTAAACATAGTATCAAACAACGCTCAAATTAGAATTTCAGATAATACTGCTCCAACTACAAACTATTGGGAATTTAGTAGTGTATTTTTTAATACTAACCAAGATTTATTCATTTCAAACCAGTCAGGAACTGCGATAACACTCAATGCTTCTTTAAACGTAGGTATTGGAACTACTTCTCCTAGTTATAAATTAGATGTAAATGGTATAGGTAATTTTTCTAATGGGTTTAGTAATCCTTCATCAGAAACTGGATACCGATTAAAGTTTTATGATAATGGGGGAATATATAATGATGCAGGGATTGGATTAGATGGATCAGGAGGTGGAGGTGAGATCATGTGGTTTAATGCTCTTGGAGGATTCTATTGGGGATTAGGTACAAGTGGTACCAAAATGAAATTAGATAGTAGTGGCAATTTAGGTATTGGTATCATTTCTCCTACTACACCTCTTCACGTATCTGGAATAATACAGGTAGAAGGCGGAGGTAGTACTACTTTTTATGGTACAGATGCTTCAGGTTCTTATGCTAGAAATTTTGGAACACAGTTATATACTTTTAGAGATGCTGGTGGGTCTATAATAACGTCAATAAATACAACTAGTGGGGTAATAACCACAACAGGCGGTAACAGTACTAACTGGAATACTGCGTATGGCTGGGGTAATCATAGTTCAGCAGGTTATGTTCCTCAAGCAAGAACGCTTACTATTAATGGAACTAGCTATGACCTAAGCGCAAATAGAAGTTGGACAATAGCAACAACAACTCCAGGAGGATCTGATACACAATTCCAATACAACAGTTCTGGATCTTTAGCAGGAGCATCTGCTTTGACTTACAACTCTACTAATAACAGAATAGGTGTAAACCAAGCAAGTCCTGGATATGACTTAGATGTAAACGGACAAGTAAGAGTACAAGATAAACTTAGAGTAGGTAATGTAAACTCTGGTAACGGAGTAGTACACATGTCTTCTACTGCTACTATCAATCCTAGTGCTACTACTATTGTTTGGGCTCAAAACGTAAGCGTAGGTATGTGTGCCTTTATTGAGTACTACATTTTAAACAACAATTCACTTACAGACCAAAGAGCTGGTACAATTATGGTTACCTGGAATCAGTCAGGAACGCCTACAATCGCTCATACGGAAACAACTACCCCTGACATAGGGTCAACTATAGCTGTTAACTTTACAAGCTCTCTAGTGGGCTCAGATGCAAGAATTAACGCAGTCAACTCAAGTGCTAATCCTTACACGATGGTAATGAGTTATAAATATTTCTAATAAAAACATTGTTGGATAGTGAAAACAATAAAAAATGAGACAAGCTACAATTTACAAAATCACAAACCCTAATGGAAAAGTTTACGTAGGTAAAACTATGTGCTTGTCTACTAGGACTTCTTGTTACAGAAACGGTAACTGTAAGAAGCAACCATTAATTTACAATAGTATAAAAAAGTATGGTTGGGAAAATCATACTTTAGAAGTATTAGAAACATGTAATCCTAACTTACTTTCTACTAAGGAGATTGAGTACATTACTTTGTTAAATACTTTCCACAAAAACAATCCTTTAGGTATGAACATGACTGCAGGGGGAGATGGTACTTTTGGTAGAGTGGATACAGAAGAAACCAAATTAAAAAGAAGCAGTCATCACTTAGGTCAAAAAAGATCCGAGGAAACAAAAAAACTTATGAGTTTAGCAAAGAAAGGAAGGGCTCCAAAAAAGTCTAACTATGCATGTTCTGAGGAAGCTAAAAAGAAAATAGCAATAGCTAATCAAAATAAAATCAAACCTGACACTTATAAGATGGCCTGTTTAAAGACTAGAGAAGAGAATCTATTAAAGAATCATGGTGGTATACTACAGATTAATCCACTAGATAATTCTGTAGTAAGGGAGTGGAAGACTACAATAAAAAATATAGCTTCTGTTTTAAATTATGATGATAGTCATATAGGAAAGTGTATTCGTGGAACTAAGAAATTAGCATACGGATTTGTTTGGAAATATAAATACTAAGAGCATGTCTAATGAGTTTAAAGTCAAAAACGGTCTTATAGTAATAGGAGAACTAACCACCTCAGGGACTATTACTATTAATGGAGCTCTTGCAGCTACACAATCTTGGGTTACATCTCAAGCTTATCTAACCTCTTCTAGTTTAACTAGTTATGCTACACAGTCTTATGTGACTAGTGCCATAGCTTCTCTAGTAGACTCAGCTCCTGGAGCATTAGATACGCTTAGAGAACTAGCAACAGCTTTAGGCAATGATGCCAGCTTCTCAACAACTGTTACAAACAGTATAGCCGCTAAGCTTCCACTAGCTGGAGGCACACTTACAGGAGCTTTAAGTGGAACAAGTGCTACATTCTCAAATAATGTATCGGTGCTTGGTCTTACTGTTAACAGTGTATCTACATTTTCAAGTCTTGCAACATTTAATGGTAATATTTCTTTAGGTGGAAATTCTACTTATTATTCAAATGGTACAGTAACATTAGGTGGTGCATTAACAGGAACATCTGCTACGTTTAGTGGAGATTTAAGAATTGCTGGTGTAGGAACAAAATTATATTTTGACACATTAAGTGTACCAAATTCAATTTACCAATATGTAGAAAACAACTATGATTTACACTTTATAAATACAAGGGGAGATGGGGCAAAGTTTGTTTTAGGAAATAATATAATATCGTTTGGAACAGTTTCCGCAGTAAGATTTTCTATTTCACAAGTCACAGGAGCAGCTACATTATCAAGTAGCTTAACAGTAGAAAGAATACAGATTAATAGTACAACTTATGAACCATTAGCAATAAATTCTTCTTATGGTCAAGTAGGATTAAAGTTTGGCCTTAATGGAAGTTACTTTGCCGCAATAGGTTCAGCAAATAATGTAACAGGAGCTTATGCAGGTAGTGAGACTGATTTGGGTATTGGAACTTATGGTTCTGCAACAGCAAATATAACATTTGCAACAGGTACAGGACTTGGAAGAAGAATGACTATTACTGCTGCAGGTAATGTGGGTATTGGTACAACTAGTCCAGTAGTAAAACTACAAGTTGATGGAACAATAACATCAACAGGAACTTTAACTGCTTACACTTCGGTACCCTCTATAAACATTGGTCACAATGGAGATTCTGCTTTTATAGCTTCTACTTCTGGTGGCGGAGCTAATACTCCGATATCTTTTTCTGTTGGAAACAATGCTGAAAAAATGCGCATCACCTCTGGTGGTAACGTACTTATTGGTACTACTACAGATGTAGGGGCAAAGCTTTATGTAGATGGAGGTATTCGGGCAAGTGGAGCTCTTCTCAGTGGGGGTCTTCTTGAATTTACAGGAGCATGGTCAGCAAGTCCTTACAATGGATCTGCTTGGGTTAGGCCACCTGCAGGCGTAGGAATATTCTTAGTTAACAATGCTATTACTAAATGGGCAGGATTTAAACCTAACGATGATTTTGTAGTTAATAGTGATAATCTTTTAGTTCAAGCTAGTACAGGTAATGTAGGTATTGGAACATCTAGTCCTAGTTATAAACTTGATGTACGTACTGACTCTCTTGGTTCAAATGCTATAGCGGTTAAACTTACCGATGGTTATCAAAGGGTTAAGATTAATAATTATGATTTACTAGGTTATTCTGAGGATTTATGGATGCTTGGTCAATCGGGTAGATCAGCTCTTCTTTTGTCAGATGACTGGAATTGGGATAGACAAGTAGCCCTTAATTACATTCCAGGATCTTCTGGAGCGGTTGGAGGTATACTTAGTATTGGTCAGTTGACAGATGCGAAAAACTCAGCAACATATACTCATGGTATTACTCGCTTTTTTACAAATGGACTTGAGAGATTGCGTATCAATTCTGCAGGTAATGTAGGAATAGGTACTACTAGTCCTACAGCTCCATTAGATACCAATGGTGTTAGAATTGGTAGAAACTGGGCAATTGCTGATCGTGCTAATATTAGATTAGATTCTAATGGAACAGCCATCCCAGCAGATATTTTATTCGGACATACATCAGCAGCTAATCAAATTAGTTGGGATGGTGTTTATTGGTCACTCTCATCTAGAGGTTCTAGTCTTAGCAATGCGTTTACTATCTGGAGAGGGGCAGGGAATCCTGGAGGGGCTGGAGAAGAAATTATTTTTACAATTTTACCAAATGGCAACGTAGGTATTGGAACTACAGATCCAACATCTCAAATGTCTGGTACATTTGGTATAGGAATATATAATGCTTTATACCCAGCCGTAGGATTTAAAAATAGTACTACAGCTTGGTTATGGTATGGGCAGGATTCAACATTTAGAATGTGGAATGCAACATTCGGAGATATATTAACTGCAAATACAAGTGGTAATATTGGAATAGGTACTGGTAGTCCTTCTACTAAACTGGATGTAAATGGTGTTATTACTGCTACTGGAGGCAATAGCACAAATTGGAACACCGCATACTCGTGGGGGAACCATGCTTCTGCGGGTTATCTTACTTCATATTCTGAGACCGATACTCTTGCAAGTGTAACAAATCGTGGAGAATCTACAACAGGTAGAATAAATGTAAGAGGACCAGGAAACCAAGGTGGAGGTAACATCATGATGGGTAATATTGGAGAGGGCACAAGTAAATGGTCTTATCTTACAAGTACTCATTATAATGCTAGTAGCCAACCACAAGGATTTGCTTTGATTGGAGGATTAGCAACGTCTGGAGGTAATGCAGTAGTTATTGGTGGTAATATATATGAAACCAATCCTGCTACTGAAATTCAGTTTTGGACTCATGGTACTAATACTCATAACTTAGGTGGTACACAACGTGGAGTTATTAATTCATCAGGTAACTGGGGTATAGGAACTACTAATCCTGGTGATTATAAACTATATGTTAACGGAGGTCAATTTGGTACTTTATTAAGAGGAGGTGACTTAGGAACAGGCAGTGATGTTGTCAGAATGATAAAATCAGATGGTTCTGCTGCTATGCTAGTTAGAGGAGATGGTAAAGTAGGTATTGGAACTTTATCCCCTTCAGAAGAGTTTCATGTATCAGGAAGAGCAATATTTGATGGAGGATCAGGTAACTCTTCTACAGATGCTGTAGTTTACATAACTAAGTCAAACAATAATGACTGGGGATTATATGTAAATGCCGCAGCTCTTGACTATGGTATGTACGCTAGAGTATCTTCTTCTGCAAACTATGCTTTAGCTATTCATAATGGAACTACTTGGACTACTAGAATTACTGGAGATGGTAGAATTTATTTAACCGAGAAAGATACAATAGCTTCTTATGATACATGGCTTCGTTTAAATGAGTCTGGACATTATGGATCTGGTGTATTCACTCCAGGAGTAATGAGGGCTGATGGAGGATTTAATGTAAGTGGAAGTACAGTATGGCACGCAGGTAATGATGGAAGTGGAAGTGGATTAGATGCTGATTTACTTGATGGACAAAATTCTACTGAGTTTCTACGCTTACTATCTGGAGGTGCTGAAGCGAGTTTGGATAGTTATACAGACAATGGGATTAGATCAGTAAATTTTACTGGGCACTCTCAACACCTGTTATCATGGAATGCTGGTGGTTCTACAGGAACAGTCCAACAATTGTTTCATTATGGTACACCTAATAACGGATGGAGAATTAGAAATAAAACTGATAATACCTCTTGGAGTGATTGGGGATATGTTGTTATGGCTAGTTCTAATCAGGGACTTATCTCTGGAACTATTGCTACTCAGTCGTGGGTAGGGTCTCAGAGTTACGCTACTACATCTTATGTAACAACCCAAATCAATAACCTAATTAACGGAGCTCCAGGTGCTTTAGATACTCTTAATGAGTTAGCTACTGCTCTAGGTAATGACGCTTCATTCTCAACTACAGTAACTAATAGTATTGCAGGTAAGGTTTCTAAGGCTGGTGATACCATGACTAGTTCTGGTCAGCAGGTTTTAAATATATTTCATGGAGCTGCAACTGGAGATTTCAACGATGCTCTTTTTGTAAAAAATACAGTATCTGCACAACAAGTTCAGATTGGTATGGCTACTACGGGCAGTGATGGAGATCATCACAGAGTATCTTTAAGAGCCTATAAAGGTGCTCAAGCATTAGAAGGAGTATTTGGTATTGCTTTACGCCAACCAGGTTCTGCGGCACATACTCAAAGACTTACACTAGATTACTTAGGTAACTTAACTATTGGTGGATTCCTTACAGAATCGTCTTCATTTAAATTAAAAGAAAACGTAGAAACAAGTGAGGGAAATTTAGAAAAGGTAGTAAATTTGAGACCAGTCACTTACAATAAGATTGGGTCTCAGACTACAGAACTAGGTCTTATTGCAGAAGAAGTTGCTGAGGTGTACCCAGAATTTGTACAATATGATGAGAGTGGAGAACCTGTAGGGGTCAACTACTCACGCTTAACTGCTGCTCTTATAGGTGCAGTAAAAGAATTAACTAATCAAGTCCAAGAATTAAACAAAAAGATAAATGGCTAATTTATTATCCAATACCACAATAGGCGGTTACCAGTCTATACACACAGGTAACATCGGGAGTTATGCTTTAACTAGTCTTCCGTCTCATAACCATGACGATAGGTATTTTACTGAAACTGAATCAGATGGAAGATATTTACGTACTGGTACTGATTCCGAACAAGAGGTTGGTTTAAGATATGCATCTTGGAATGATGGAGTCAGAAGAATGAATACTGACCCACGTTGGAATGAAAGCGGTTATGATGCTGATTTAGGATGTTTACATATATGGTCTTGGACTGCAGCTGGAGTAGCATATGGTCGTGCTGGTATTGCATTGTTTAGTGGAAGTGCTTATCAATATCTTACAACTAAATCTGGTCAAACTGGAATATTTGTTAACAATCAAGAAATTATTCATTCTGGTAACATTGGGTCTCAGTCAGTAAGTAATTCAAATTATATAAATTCAACTAGAGACACTCCAGGTAGTGCATTACAATATTGGCAAGCACCTGGTCTTGGTATTGATGAGGCTCCTTCTGGAGATTGGCACAACACAATAAGAATGGGTCACGGCTCACCCTTATCTTATTATAGTAATACATTAGCTATTCGTATGACTGGTTCTGGTGTTGGCGATATATACACGCAAACTATTATGAACGGTAATAGACAAGGTTGGAAAAAACATTGGAATGATGGTAACCACGGAAGTGGGTCAGGACTTGATGCTGACTTATTAGATGGTCAACAAGGTTCATATTACCAACCTGCATCTTCAGCCATTACTACTTCTAATATTGGGTCTCAGAGTGTAAACTTTGCTAATAGTTCAACATCTGCGGCATACCTAAACTATACAGGAGTTGGTGGAACACAATTAAACGCAAACACATTTAGTTATGGTCGTGCATCAAACTATTATAGCACTGCTCAAATTTTAAATTCTCCAGAGAATGCATATGCATCATTGTACAATTTTGGCGGTGATACTCCCAGTGCATTGTCTTTGCAGTTGTTTGCCTCTGTAAATCACAATGACACATCTTCAACGAGAAACTTGTGGTTTAGAGTTGGAAACAACTTAGGTTTTCAAAATGACTGGAAACAAATAATTCACTCTGGAAGCATAGGGTCTCAGAGCGTATCTTACGCTACTACTGCAGGTGCATTGAGTTCAATGAACATTTCTCAGTTTACTAATAACAGTGGATATATTACAGGCTATACAGAAACAGATACTCTAGCAACAGTTACAGCTCGTGGAGCAACTACGGGAACATTAATTACTCTTACTAAAAGCGATGTAGCACTCAAGGTTCAAGAAGATGGAACAAGTACAGCTTGGAGAGGAAGGCTTGGATCGTTTAACTCTACAGCAGATAAGTCTTCATTCCTTGGTAACTATACAGGAAGACCCGGTGTTTTTGGTCACAATAACGCATTAACAGCGTGGGCAGAACTTTATGTTAATACATTAGGTATATATGGTCAAGGTGATTTGTATCTTTCTTGGTTCACTTATGTAAAAGGTAATGGTAATGATACTAATTATCCTATACTTCATTCAGGAAACTACAACTCATACGCCCCAACTTTAACAGGGGGTGGAGCATCAGGAACTTGGGGTATTAACGTAACAGGAACTGCAGCAAGAGCAACAAGAGCTAATGGTAATTTTTATATAGATGATAACTATGGTAATAGTATAGTAGGATTATATAATTCTACGATTTTGCAGGGTGTGTTTGCAATGGGAGATTCTTATAAGTTAACTGCAGGCGGTGGAGCAGGAAATCTTTATGGTCTTGCTTGGTCACATCCTAATGCTGGAGGTGTAGCTTCAAACCTGAATACACACGGTCTTCTTGTGATGGAGAATGGTACATTCTTAGCAGCTATTTCTGGTTCAATTAGAGCAAGAGATGATATGCGTGCTCCTATCTTCTATGATTCTCAGGATACCAACTACTATGTAGACCCTAACGGTTTATCTAGACTTGGTACAATGCAGATTGATAGAATTGGTGTTGGACAAGCTGTAGACAACGGGTATAGAATCATTACATCTGGAGACATCTACCTTAATGCTAATGGTAATGGATGGGCTGAAGGTGTATGGAAACAACGCAGAGGAGGTTCCACGTACTATGATGTAATTGACTCTGGAAACATCGGTAGTCAATCTGTAAACTATGCAACTACTGCAGGATCTGCTCCTAATGGAAGTAATATAAATCAGTTTTATAATGTAAACTCTGGGGATGGTAATGGTTTAAGATTCTGGGGTGGAAGTGACTCATACAAAATAAGTATGGGTGTAGGTGCATTGTATCAATATGGTCCTGTTACTGATTACTCTATTAAGATGCAGATGAATGACTCAAGTACCGACAGAGGATTTACTTGGGGAAGAATCAGCTATGCTCCTATTGCTGCGCTTAACTCTACTTCAGGCAATATGCAAATAGCTGGATCATTTACAACTACTAGTGTTAATGCACCAAGTGGATATGTAAGTAATGGTAATCCTTGGGGAACTGCAAACTCCGCTTACTTCCCTAACGGTATTACAACTGCAGGTTCTGACAATTGGATTTATGGTCACACTTATGTAGGTAATGCTCCTAGCAATGGATCAGGTCATGAGTTTTGGGATACTGGTAAAGAATACCATAGAAGCAATGAGGCTAGTTCTAGTCATGGTGCATCTGGTAGATGGATAACAAGACAATCAGCAAATGGTAACTATGCTCCATATAGTTTTGAATCTGACTACGGAAACCACTCTTATGGAGTAGTAGCAAGATATCATATTTCAAACAATGGAGGAACAGATAGACCTTCTATTATGTTCAGCAATGGATATAGTAATACTCGATGGAATATAGGAAATTGTTATTATGATGATCAGTTCCGCATCACTCAAAATATGGGGTTAGCTCCAGATGGAAGTGATGGTACATGGGGAACTGAGAGACTTAGAATAGATACTTCTGGAAATACTTATGCAGCTATTGGTGGCACATTATATGCAAATGGTAATGCAGTAATTACATCAGCTAATATAGGTTCTCAAAGTGTATCCTATGCAAGTACTGCTGGAGCGTTAAGCTCAATGAATATCTCTCAGTTCAGTAACAACTCAGGTTATTTAACAGGAATAACATCAGGACAAGTAACAGGTGCTCTAGGTTATACCCCATACAATTCTAGTAACCCTAGTGGTTATATCACATCTGGAGATACTGTTGCAGGATTAAATACTACTTTCTTAGGAAATGCAACTAGTAATATCAGCAGTGGTTACACTAGAGTAATTAGGAATGAAAATGGTGCTGGAGGTGCTCCTAACTATGCGCCTATTTTACACGTAGCAGCTTCTGACACTATGTGGCAGATAGCAGGTGCACACGCTGGTCAAACTACATTGGTATGGAGATCGGGTTATTCAGGAGCATGGAATACTCCTTGGTGGACTATTTATCATAGTGGTAACTTTACAGACAATTCATCAAATTGGAATACGGCTTATGGTTGGGGAAATCACGCATCTGCTGGATATTTAACTTCTTTACCTTCTCATAATCACGATGACAGATATTACACAGAAACAGAATCTGATGGTAGATATATACAGTACGGAAGTATAACTAGTTCTTTTGGTCTTAATGATAATAAACTTTATCTAAGAACTAATGGTGACAATAACCATTACATATGGAATGCTGCTGATGACTGGGAAGAGATAGTAGCATATAGTGGAACAGGGTTAAGAATTGCTTCAAGTACAGGAGTAACTCTTGCAACATTTACCACTAGCGGTAACTCCATGAATATCACAGGTAATGCAGCAACAGCTACTGCATTAACCTCAATGAATATATCTCAATTCACAAATAATAGTGGATATATTACTGGTATTTCTTTTGCAAACGTTTCATCTAAGCCAACAACAATTAGTGGTTATGGAATTACAGATGCAATTACAACTTCTAACATTGGAAGCCAATCTGTAACTAATTCAGCTCAACTTAATGGCTTAAGCAAAATACAACTTTGGAATAACAGTGGACAAGGGCATAGTACCTATCAAACATTTGGAGCAATTCCAAACTTTGGTGTTTGGTTTATGCAAAACTCTGCTGCTGCAGATACTCCACAAGCAGGTTCTCAGTACTATGTACAGACGCAAGGTTTAGGCAATGATTATGCATATGGTACTTATGGATTAATGACTGCTGTAGCAAGAGATCATGCTGTTAAATATACTTACTATAGAACTCAAGAAGGGGGAAGTTGGGGAAGTTGGGTAAAAGGAGCTGCTGGATATGCTGATACTGCAGGGAGTGTTGCTTGGACTAACGTATCTAGCAGACCAACAAACTTATCACAGTTTACAAATGACCTAGGCAACTATGGAGGATTCTTAACTTCTATTACTGCACATAGTCACGCTATATCAGACGTAAGCGGATTACAGACTGCATTAGACGGAAAACAAGCATCTGGCTCTTACCTAACAACTTCTGGAAAAGCTGCGGACTCAGAACTTATTGATGGTATTGACTCTTCTAGAATTATATATGGAGATGGATCACTTGGTAGCACTAATTATTCTGATATGAATAACACTGCACAAAAGTCTGGATTCTTCTTCTATAATCAACCCACTGGAAATCCATTTGGAGATTGGACTCATTGGATTAACTGTATGGGTAACTCTTGGAATCCAAACTATGGGTTTCAATTAGCGCACGCATTCCATAGTAATAACTTTGCAGTTCGTGTAGTTGCTAATGGAGGATTCAGTTCTTGGAGAACTATTATTGATTCTGGAAATATTGGCAGTCAATCAGTTAGTTATGCTTCTACTGCAGGTAGTGCTACTAATGCTGGCCAACTAAATACATATGGATATCTTGTAGGGGATAACTGGGATACTTATTACACTAGTGGAAAACTAAGAGTTGCTTCAGCTGCCGGAGCTACAGGAACTGGTCGTCCTCCAAGTAGTGTACATAATTATGGTAGTTTGCTTTCTTATGGAATTTCAGGAGAAGATATGTTTCAAATGTATTTTCCTGACAATGCTGGAAATAGTATTGCTAACAGTAGAAAACTTCACTATAGAACTGGTCGTGGTACTTGGTGTGACTGGAGAACAGTTGTTGACATGGTGGGTGATACTTTAACTATTGTTGAAGGTGCTACTCCTAAAATTGTTGTCCGAGGATCAGTATCATATGGTCAACCAACATCAGCTTCTATTGAATTAGTAGGTGATGCAGATGGCAACCAAACTCAGTCATACAGATGGATAAGTACTGCTCCTGATTGGGGTGGCCAAGAATTTAGACTAGAAAGAAAGGTTAATAACGCTTTTCAGCTTGTAGGAAGAGTTCCTAAAAACACCAATAACCTTGAGTGGCAAGGTACTATTGTACAAGGTTTATCTGACTCAAGAGTTAAGACTAATGTTGTTAGTATGACAGAGGGTCTTGACAAGATTGATCGGATTAGACCTGTAACATTTGATTGGGTACCTACTGAGAATGTATCTGATAGAGAAGGAGCAGACTTTGGTTTTATTGCTCAAGAACTTGAAGAGGTGTTGCCAGAAGTAGTACACACTAGGGGTGATGGATACAAAACAGTTATGTACGAAAAAGTAGTACCTGTATTAGTCCAAGCAATGAAAGAACAACAAACAATGATCGAGGCTTTAAGGGCTGAGATAGAACTATTAAAAAACAAGTAACTTGACAAAATAAACTTTATTGAGTATATTTGTTATGTATATGGCTTATGTCTACAGACATATTAGGTTAGATAAAAATGTACCTTTCTATATTGGTATAGGTACTGACGAATTATTTGGTAGATCTAGAGAAAGATGTAGAAGAAGTAAGTTATGGAATAAAATTGCAGCAAAGACAGAACACAGAGTAGAGATTTTATTTGAAGACTTAACCTGGGAAGAAGCAAAGCAAAAAGAAATAGAATTTATTGCGTTGTATGGGAGATTGGATAAGGGATTAGGAACATTAGCCAACCTTACTGACGGGGGAGATGGAACACTTGGTGTAATTGTAAGTAAAGAAAAGAGAGAACTGTTTAGTAGAGTACATAGCGGAAAAGTAACTTCTTCTGAAGTAAGAGAGAAGATTAGTAATACTTTAAAATCAAAACCTAGGGATGAAGAGAAGATAGCAAAGTTTGTAGAAGGTTCTTTAAAGTATTCTCAGTCACAGAGAAAGAAGGTACTTTGTATAGACACTGGAATGGTTTTTGAGTCTGCAACAGCTGCCGCACTCTATTTTAATATAACTAGGACTGCCATTGTCCGACAAATAAATGGTAAAAGAAAGAATAAACACAATTTAAAATATACAAAATAATAATCATGGCACTAAAAATAACAAAATCTATTGGGTGTGATAAAGGTATCACAAATGAAGCTTACGTCCGTATTGCTGACTACCAAATCTCTAAGAGTGGTAACGCTAACTTCCGTATTCAATTGTTCATGAGCGCTGCAGATGCAGTAGCTTCTCCTAACGCTATGGCTCCTATTGACGGAGGTCAAGCACGTAACCAACAAATTGGTGAGTACTTGTCTATTCCTTTGACTAAGCAAGTTGAAGAGACTAAGACTCGTACTATGATGCAACCTGTACAGAAGGACGTAGTTAAGACTCGTACTATTACTAATGAAGCAGGTGAAGAAGTATCAGAAGAGTACACAGTACAAGAGTACGTAACTGAAGAAGTTACTGAAGAGTACACTGTTACTTTGACTGTTCCTGATTTATCTTCTGCAGAAGGTGTTGACATTTTTGCATTCGGCTACAGCCACTTAAAAGCTAAACTTGTCAGCTTATTTACTGCTGCTAAAGTAGAAGACTGCTAATTTGGCAGGATTTACAGAAAAGCATTATATTTGCATAAACCAACTAAACATATAAATCATGGCAACTAAGTTAACCGAACAAGAAATTGAAGCAATCAAAGGCTTCCAACAAAAGACTCAAAACGTAATTATGGATTTGGGTAAGATTGAACTCCAGATGAATGACTTGCTTTCTGTAAAAGAGAAAGTAAAAGAAGCAATGGCTGAAGTAGTAAAAGAACAGAATGAGTTCTTCCAATCTATTGAAGCTAACTACGGTAAAGGTCAGATCAATTTGGATACCTTTGAGCACATTGCTGCTGAAGCTCCTGCATCAGAGACCCCTGTAGTTCCTTTTACTCAGGCAGAAGTATTGTAATAATAACTATTACGCAACAGAAACCCTCAGAGAAATCTGGGGGTTTTTTTGTTTAACTACTAACTAGTTGACTTATTTTTTTAAAGTTTTATCTTTGTCTCAACCAACCTTTTCTCACCTAAAGTATAGTCTATGAAAGTCCGAAGTTGCTTTGAACATTCTATCAGATATCGTTCTTATGGTGAGTTTTTCTATATTCCTCACACTGCTGCTGTCTAAGTGGTTGCTAGAGGATTACGGGATTTTACTATTAACCAAACTAAAAAAAGGTAACTATATGAAATTTTTAAACTTTATCGGAGGCCTCTTCAAAGATGAGAAGGGTGTTGTCTCTATGAAACGTCTGTGTGGCTTAGCATGCACAGTGACTTTATGCGCTACATTGTACGCTAACTCTTTTACCGAAGCACACTTTGCTCCTTCTGTTCCTTTAGTGGATGCAGTTGCATTACTTGCATTTGGTTGTTTAGGTTTGACTTCTGTTGAGAAAATCATGAAGAAGCCAGAAGCACCTAGCGAAGATTAATTTACTATAAACTATAAACTATAAACTATGAGCTACACTAGAGAACAAATCGAAGCTGCTATGAAAGCCAAAGGCTACAAGTACTTTGAGAACGGTGACTTTAACGTAAACATTATTGGAGTACGTAACTCTTCTACTGGTACTAAAGTAACCAACGTATTTGACGATCACTTGACTCTTTCTTACAAAGAAAACGGTGAGTGGAAATTTAAGATCTGGCCTGCTACTACTGATCCTGGAACTAAGGGTGTTAAAGAATTCCACAACGCTGCTGGAGTTGCTCGCTTAGTACCTGGTCAATACTCAGGTTCACACCATGTAGGATTACACCAAGGTAAGTACGAAGCTTTGAAACAGAAAGCAAACGTAAAGGTTTACCGTGATGCTAACAAAGACATGAACTATGATGAATCTAAGATACAAGAAGGCATTTTCGGTATTAACATTCACAAGGCTGGTGCAGATTCTACTTACGTGGAGAACTGGAGTGAGGGTTGCCAAGTGTTCAAGAAGTCTGCGGACTTTGATGCATTCATGGTTATCTGTAAGAAGGCTGCTGCATTAGGTGGTAACTCTTTTACCTACACTCTTATCGAGTCTAAAGATATTAAGTAAATGAGAGGACTTCTCGTAAGTCTTTTTTTGATTCTCTCTATCCCCTGTTCTTCACAGATTAAAGTTCTGAAGGCAGGGGATGGTTGGGACTTAAAGGTGGACTCTGCCTTAAGCTTAATCGCACAAACAGATGTCAACACGTATACTAGAGTGATAGATGTCGTAGACATCATAGACTTTTGGATAAGTCCTTATTCCTCTAACAACGTCTCTCAAGATGGTAACGTAATCTACATTGCTACAGGAGACATAAAGATTAACTCAATACCTAACCTAGCTTGTGTTATAGTACACGAAAGTCTTCACTTATACTACAGATTGCATCCAGTGGAACAATCAGATAGTGAAGAGGAACTTAAGTGTTATATCTACGAGGTAGGCTTTATAAATAAACTACCAACCCCTGAGCCATGGTTACTGGCAAACGCAATAGAACAAATACACAAACTAAATAAAAAATGAATAAACTATTTAAAGTTATCATCGGGGTGTTGACATTGTTGGTTGGCAATGCATCAGCACAATCTTCTGCTACTTCCCCAGGTACAGGTCATTGGGTCGTAATTGACTCTGGTTACCAAGTTGCTACCACTACTGCAGGGCAGACAGTAGCACCTTTACATTTCTATAACACTTCTACTTCAGAGAAGATCACTGGTATGCAATTCCGTGTATTCTACGATAACACTGCATTCACTGCTGTAGTTCCTTCTTTGAAGATCTCTACTACAGATCAGTATCTTCAGTACGTAGATAGTAACTCACAAGGATTCTTGACAGTAACTTTGGCTTACACTGGATCTAGCTCTACTTACAACTATTCTAACGGAGCTACCTTTGATTTAACCTTCACGCACGCAGGAAGCTCAACATGGAATACTTTAGATTCTATTAAAACTTTGAAAGTTGCAGGTGTTAAATCATTTGCTAACAAAGCAGCTACTAACTGGGGTAACGATACTACTTTGGTAGTTTACTCTTATGGTGGTCGTTTCAACCAAAAAGTATTAAGATTTGCTGCTAAGTTTAAAAACGTAACAGGTTCTGACGCTAAGAACTTGTGGGTGTCTTTAGAGAAGAAAGCCCCTAGTGGATCTTGGACTCAGGTAGAAGCTAAAGCAACTAACTCTAGTGGTGTTGTAGTATTCCGTAAATTCTTGGATACTACTTACTGGGATGTACGTATGGTAGTTAAGGGAGATACAATGACTCCTGGTAACGTATTCTCTACTGCAGATGCACAAAAGATTAACCAATCTATCTTAGCTCAATACACTCCTTCTGGATTTGACTATTACACAATGGATGTAAACAACACTGATGGTTCTATTACTATTGCTGACGTATACTCTGTTTACGGTCGTTTAGCAGGTAGATTCTCAGCTTGGCCTAACTCTAAGAAAGATGTAATGTTCTTTACAGTTGCTGAATACAACTCAATTAACGGATCAGCTACTAACTTAACTGCTACTTACTCTACTATTAACAACTTTGATTACACTATTGATGGTCGTGATTCTATCACTTACTACGTAGCTGTTAAAGGAGATGCTAACGCTACAGGATTTAAGATGGCTCGTTTGACTCCTATCAAGATTACTAACCCAGCTAATGCTAAGCGTTACATCATTGATGAGACTGTAAGTTATGATTTCCCTGCAGAAACTATCGAGATTAACATGCCTAAAGTAACTGTAGATGAAGGTAACTTAGTTAACGTTCCTGTTAAAGTTCTTACAGATGGCAAACAGTTGGGTGCACTTCAATTAGACTTACGTTATGATACTGCTTACTTAGAGTTTAAGAAAGTAGAGAACACTGAAAAGATGATGAAGTGGACTTCTTACTTAAACCCTTCTAACGGTACAGTATCTTGGGGAGCAGCTGACTTAACTAACGAAAACCTCTTAAATGACGGAGACCAAGTATTCACTCTTCAGTTTATTGCTAAGAAGCCACAAGACTCTTGGGCTACTGCAGCTTTATGGACTGGTGCTAAATACGTAGGTGATGCTAAGTCTAAAGACATGAACATCACTCCTGCTATGGGTATTATTGAGGTACGTAGGATTAACAAAGGAGTTGTTTCTTTAAATGATCTTAACTCTATCATCGTATTCCCTAACCCTACAGATGGAGCAGTACAGATACAATTCCAGATCAAACAAGATGCTGACGTAGACGTAGCTATCTCTGATGAGGTAGGAAGACGCATACAGACCATTTTAAACGAGAAGATGCCTGCAGGTAAGTACAAGTATAGTACTAACCTAGATCGTCTCTCTAATGGCGTCTATGTGCTTACTGTCGTAACAGAGCATGAGACCTTACATTCTAAAATTATCGTAACTAAATAAAACTATGAACATTAAAAAAACGCTTGGTTTTAGTCAAGCAGAACCAGTCCCAGTAGATCCTAAGAATAGATTCTATTACATGCTGCAGCAAATGCAGGCTAATCGTTGGAAGATTACAGCTATCGTATTAGGTTTGTTCTTCTTTATTATCCTTGGTATTAACTCTGCAGTATTTTTTGGAATAGAAATCCAAGAGAACTGGAAAGAGATGTTACTTATTCTTTTTGGTGCCTTTGTAGGTAACTTGAACAAAGTAGTTGACTACTGGTTTAACTCAGAAGACCGTGACAAAATGTTAATTCAGAAGGTCGATGAAGAGGACGGTGAATCATTATCTAACCCAAATAACTCCTAATACTATGTCAGAAGAACAAGAAGAAAGCGTAATGTCTGCTACTAAGAAAGCAATCATTGGCGCAGTCACCACTGCTGTAACTGCAGGAGGTGCATGGTTTGCTACTCAATTCGGTGGCGGTGAAGAACCTAAAGAAGAGGCTAAAACAGAACAAGCTGCTCAGCCTGTAATTAATGTAAACCTAGAGAACAACAACACTAACCAACAGAAGCAATCTAGCGGAGGTACTAACACAATCATCAAAGAACGTGTAATTGAAAAACCTGCTGCTCAACCTGCTGCTCCTGCAACCAAACCCCAAGCTGATGAAGAAGATCCTTGGTAAGTCGCTTAACAGACTTTGGTTAGTCTTACTATTAATGGGTTGTGGTTCTATGAAGACTACTACCGAGGAAGATAAAGTAGAGGTGAAAGACATCTCTACTGTATCTAACTATACAGATTCTATTAAAAAAACAGTACAAGTAGTAAGCGTGGATATGACTAAAGTTTTAAGTTTGTATCCTGCTTTGCAAGAGAAGAATGTAGGTCTAGGATTTGCTGAGTCTGTACTTGATTATTTGGATGAAACAAACAGATTTATATTCACAGAAGAGAAGTCAGAGATCAAAGAAAGAATGGTCACACAATTCAAAGCATCAAAGAAAGGCGTATTTGATGAGCCTGTTGATGGAAAAGGTAAGATTAAACCTGCTCACTACTTTGTTTACGTTACTGTGGCTGATTTTGCTGTTGATGAAGACGAGCAAGTTGATGGCCTTAAGTCAAAGGTTGTGGTTACTACCTTCATCCGTTTACAGGTCCGCTTTGTGGATGCTAAAACAGGTCAGATCTATATTGGATCTGGTGAAGGTGAATCTACAAAGACAGGCGAATCTTTCTTAAAGTCTTTAGACGATATGAAATTTTCTCAAAGCACAGTAGGTAAAGCTACCCGTAAATCTCTTGAAACTGCTTGTACTAATGTGATCCAAAATCTCATTAAGTCAGGTGTATTTAAAAACTAAGCTTTTTACTTTATTAATGATTATAGCTCTGTCCGTAAATGGGCAGAGCTTTATCTATTCATACACAGATCCTTGCACACAGGAGCTAAAATTTATTAATGCTGACATGTCCAGTCCTATAGTAATTGCTTACTATGGACAGGTTAAAACATTCTCTTATACAGAATTACAAGATGGAACGTTTGATAATTGGATAAATAGTGTATATTTGAAGTATCAAAATACATCACCCTGTCAAGGAGTTGGAGTAACTACTACTACAACTACCACAACAAATACGACTCTAAACATTGTAAGCAATGTAATGAACTTAGGGGCTATTTCAAATGTAGGTAGTGTAAATGTAGACGTAGGATCTAGCACCTCTTCAGGAACTAACGTAGGAACAACCAATAAAACAAACAATAATGACAGCAGAACTAATTCTCGGAATCGTACTAGTAACAGCTCTAGTAATTCTAATTCTTCTAGCAGCTCGTCAGGAGAAACTGGAAGCAGCAGCAATGGAGGAAATGCACCAGAAAATCAAAGCGGGAACACTGACAACGGAAATCCCGGAAGTAGTGGTAGCAGCGGAGAAGGTAATGGAGGAAGCAGTGGCTCCAGCTCCAGTGGAAACTCCAGTGGTAGTGGAAGCAGTAGTGGAAGCTCCAAAGGTGGAGGAAGTGGTGGCGGAGGTAAAACCGAAGAAAAAACGGAAGTACAAGAAGAAAAACCCTCCGACCAACAAGTAGAAGAAACTAAGACTGAGCAACAAAAGACTCAGTCTAGTGGTACTGCGAAAGCAGCCAATAAAGCTAAAGCCGAAGTTGCTAAGCCCGCAATATTAGTAACTGGTGATTTAGTTGGTATTCAGACTAAGTCTGATGGAGCACAAGATGCAAGAGGTACTGCCTCCTTTACAAGAGTAAAAGGAGACGGTACTTCTTCTCTTGGGTTTTCAGCTGATTACATGCTTAATGCTAGAATCGGTAATATCTCCTGTGTCCGTTCTTGGATAGGAGCAAATAAAAAAGGCAACAAACACATTAGTGTTGTATCAGATGGTCTAAGTCTGATGCCTAAATCAATATCAAATACACTCTTGTTTGTAAGAGTAAACTCAGTTAAGAACTTTACAGCACTTTACGGAGCAGCTGGAACCTATGGTAAGTTATTTGGAGAAGAGATGATTTCTACAATTGCTATAGGTGGATTTATGTACAAGGGAAAACTTACTAAGAATATAGATGCTACAATTATTGCAGCAGGAATCTATTCTCCCTACTCTAAATATTATACAGAGTCTTTATTTGAGGCTAAGCCTATTGTAATTCCTTTCTTTAACTTTACCTACAAAATGACCAAGACTTTTGGCTTAGGTATTACTGGAGGAGGAACTTACGTAGCAGGACAAGATATCTTAAACTTTCAAATCTTAATGGGAGCTAAGTTACTGATATGAGGTGGATCATTGTTTTACTTTTCTTTGTGAACCCACTGAGTGCACAATTCACTTACTCAGGATATATGTACAGTGCTAATGGAGGTGCTGCTATAAACGTTCCTGTGAAGCTTTATAAAAGAACAACAACTACTACAGGAAATAACTCTACTACAGTAAAGGTTTATAGAACTCATAATGGAACTGGTGCTACCACACAGTACTCTACTTATCCTTCTACGAGATCAGAAATGGATAGGTGTTTTAACACAAGTTACTCCCACACTAGTTTGTGGTCAACAACTACAATGTCAGGTAACTCTTCTTTAAATTTTGGAACTTATAGTACATTAACTTCTGCAGGTGCTAGTGTTCCTAGTAGTGGAGATTACTATGCTACAGAAGTAAGTTTTACTTTTACCCCTGCAGAAACTGGCACTTATTCTTTTGGTATGACTTCTGATGATGGATCAGATCTTTGGCTAGTAAACACAGGAAGTATTATTGAATACTATGGAGGTAAAGGAGTAGGTACTTACAAATACGGCAGTGTGAGTTTAACCGCAGGTACTTCTTATACGTTTATTGCACGCATGCAAGAATACTCTGGCGGAGATGGATTATATCTTATCTGGAGAAGACCTTCTCAATCTGCACATTCTTATCAATCTTCTGAAGTAGGGACAATAACTACTACAACTTCTTCTTGGACTTTAGATGCTACAGCCTATACTAACTCTTCAGGATACTATGCTTTCTCTAGAACCACTACTGCAAGTACGCAATGGTATATACAAGTAGATGTACCTACAAGAATTCAGGCTTACACTAGCACAGATATTCAAACAGTATCTAATATTATCTTAGGTAAGTCTACAGTCAATGGATTATCTTATCACAGATTTGATGTTAATGATGACGGAAGATTAAACATTGCAGACAAGTATTACGTAGCTGCTAGGAAGTCAGGAAGATTTACTAGATGGAGGTTAGCCTCTGATGTAAGAATATTTACAGCTACTGAGTACAATACAATCTCTTCTTCTACTGGTAATGTGCGTACTACATATCCAGGAATAACTACCTTCTCAACTTCTACTTTAACTAGTGGAGGAACCCTTAATCTATATTTAATAGCTCCTGGATACTCTGGAGCAGTAACTTACTAACATGAAAAAACTATTTATACTTTCTGCCCTAGTCACTATGATGACTTCTCTGAGTGCTCAATGCTACAAAGTTGACACTGTAACTTCAATTGCTTCTGTAACAGAGATAGGAGGAAGGCCTATCATTTTCGGAGTACAGACAACTTTAGAAGAGATCGCTTCTTCAAAGTACCAATTATGTAATGAGGGCAGTCCTATTTCAGGAGAAATCAAATCCATTGCTATGCCTGAGCAACTCTTAAACATTGTAGGCTTACAGTTTCTTAAGCGTGAGTACATTGTAATTACACAGATCAATGTCAATGGAACTGTTGTAACAGGAGAAGCAAAGAAGATTGTCTATGTAAATGCAATGTTTGTTTCTGTAGAAGGGATTCCTCACAACAGAAAAGCTTACTCTAAGGCCTTGGAGAAGTCGTTTAAGAATGGATTTGAAAACTTGAAATAGGATAATATCCTTCTCAAATGAGAAGTTGTCTATTTTGACTTTCTATTCTAACTTATATTACAGCAGTTTTTAACCAAATAGCTCTCGGAGCTAAGTCTCTGTTCTGTCCACTTATTGCCTACGGTCTATTAGTTGTAGGTCAGAGCACTGTAAACTTCGTAAGAACATTTCGACACTATCGGAGAAACCTCTTTTCACCTCTGAGGGCTACTCATACTATCCGACTTCTAGCAGATTACTTTCTAATCCTCATCTGCGAACACTAAGAAGTGGTGTCAGTCTACAAATGTAATAGCATTTGTAGGTCAGAAGTCTGGTGTGTTGAAAATTTGTGGATTTTTTAGAGTCCTGCAGCCTGCTGACCCTTTAGATAATCAGTCTGTTGCATTGGAGGATCATCGTCTACAAGAGAGTCCATAGCCATTTCTATGTATTCCCACAACATTTCTTCTGTGTATCTCTTTCTGTAGGTAAAGTCTTTGAAGCCTTCGTATAAAGCATTTTTAAATCCTTCTATATCCCCTGCTATCTTAATCTCTTCGTCTTGCAAGGCTAACAGGAATATGTCAAACACTTCCTGAGCTGTGGGTTTTTTAATCTTTTCCATCGACATAGCAGTGTTTTTAATTAACACAAATATAAGTTTAAATCTTTTTTTGTCTATAGTGTTTGTCTAATACTTACAAACTAGTAAAATAATTATCTAGATTAAAATTTCTCTTAACACGTGTAATATAAAATGTTACACGTGTCTTTAGACTTAACATTTAACTTGACTTTTTTTGCTATAATGGTATATTTGTTTAAGTAAAAACAAACCAAACCAATGAAAGTAGCACGTAGATATGAAGAAGGAGTCAAGTTACATCAAGCATATATTGATGTATTGCTTAGACTTGCAGGGTATAGATTGTCAGATCTATACACTAGTATATTAGCCCATAGTTCTTACTACGGTACTTTAGACAAGGAAGTAAAAGAAAGAATCGCAAGTGAGTTTAGCACATCAGTCCAAGTAATTTCTAACGGAATTACTAGACTAAGAAAAATGGGCATCTTAGAAAAAAACACAGTCAACAGAAGACTGTGTCCTACTAGCAAGCAAGACGTTACACTCACTTTGATTCTTTCTACAGGAGAAACTAAAAAGGTAGAACCCCAGTTGGAAGCTGCACAAGCATGAGAACTGTAAAGGATAAATACGACAACATCGAAATAAAAACCTACGCAGCTTACTCCGAGGTTGCTAAGGAAATGGATATGACTATAGACCAAGTAAGCACAGTCTACGAGTGGTATCTTAAAAAAACCATCGAAGAGATTAAAGAGCTACCCACAGTTAAAGTAAGATTGTCTGGATTAGGAGTTCTAGTATTTAATCCTAACAAGGCAATGAAGACTATAGCTACTAAACTTAAGTCTGAAACTTTGCTTACAGATTCTCCTAGAGAAGATCTTACAGCACTCAGAGGATATAATAACTACTACTTGCTAGAGAACTGGATTAAGTTATTTGAAGACAGATACGAAAGAGGAAAATCTAAAAAACTATACGCACCTGTAGTAGTTGATTACTTTGATAGAACTCTTATAACCTTAAAACAAAACCACAAATATTTATATGAATCCTTACAAAGAGTACATGGCCCTGAGCCTGAAGGGTCTAAAGAATTTGAACAAAGTACTGGAGGGAGTGGCAACGAAGACAGCGAACCAATTCAAACTATTGAGTAATGAAAAACAGAACATTATCGCAGAGCGAATGGATATTTGTCTCAAGTGTCCCTACAATTCAACAAACGCAGTATCTTCCCCTGAGTACTTACAACTCACGGGCGAACACTACAGCACTACCAGGTCAGAACTACACTGTTCGTTTTGTGGGTGTATCTGCACCTTCAAAACAGCATCTCTATCTTCGAATTGTGGAGTAGAGAGTTGGAACGCATCTAAACCAGATAAACAAATAGAACTATTATGGCACAAAGTAGAGTAAAGAAACTCACAATCAAGAATGGTTGTGACAAGAAACCAGGAAGTAAGTGTGGAGTACAGATTTACTTCTTGCCTGCTGACAAACCTTTAACACAGGTTTCTTCTAAAAAATAAGATTATGGAAAACCACCAAGCCCCTAGTCAGCAACCCTACGTATCTAAGACTTTACAGGATAACTTATTCGAGACGTTTAAGATTTTCTGGAAAGCAGGATACTCGTACGGAAAGACTGGAAGAGATGAAGACTTCTATGCACGTGTTCTTGAAGACATCATGAACATGAACCAGTCAGACTTCTTAAAAAAATACAACAATGGCAACTAAAAAACTATCCTATATATCAGCAGAACTTGAATGGGCAGAACAACGCTTAACTGAGTGGAGAGCATATATAGATAACAATCCTATCAATGGGTTGAAAGACAGAATTGAATGGAAGCCTACAGCCAAAGGAGGAACAATGCCTATGGTTATTGCTAGCCAAGAATCACAAATCAAATCTCTTAGAGATACTATGAAAGAATACTTAGCTTTACTTGAAGTAGTAGATCGTCTTAGAGAGAAAGAAGAACAAAAAGCAGAAGCCCGTGGATCTCAAGAGATTAACGGTAAGATGAAACAATTTAGTTAATGATACATCCTAATCTAGATAGTCCTGAGTTCCTAATCAACGTAAGGAATTTCCCTGATACTGATTCAGAGGAATATACTGCGTTTTGGGAAAACGAGGATAAGAAGATTACGGAAGGTGTTACTATTAATGGATTTTACTTTTCTCCTTTCATTTATTGGCATTTAAACTATTGGTCTATTTATATAGACACTATAGTAGGTAAGCGTCAAGTTCGTAAACTAGATAAACCTCAACTTTGGGACACCTACCTAGCTGTAGATGAAACCATTCACAAGGCAGAGAATCACGAGGATGGAAAGAAAGGAGTTGTTATGGTAGGATCCAGACGTATCTCTAAGTCTGTTTTGACTTCTTCTTATATGGCTCACAAAGCCATTACACAGAAGGGTTCTGATAATCTTATTTCAGCTCTTAACCAACCTGATTTAAAAGTAATTACAGATTACGTAGACTTAGGTATTCGTAATCTTCCTGACTACTTTAGATTTCCTCGTATTGAGGATGACTGGAAGAAGCAGGTTACTTTAGGTTTTAAAGATAAAAAGACCAATGCTCGTAATGAGTGGTCTAAATTTCACGTACGTAACTTTGATGAAGGCAACAATACGGAAGCAGCTGCTGGTCTTACTCTGTCTTCTTTTCTTTTGGAAGAAGGAGGAAAGGGTAAGATTCTTAGTTGCTTAGCGGCAACTACTCCGTGTTTCGATAGTCCTTATGGATGGCGTTGTTCTCCATTTGTTATCGGAACTTCGGGAGACATGAGTAAAGCTGCTGACCTAGAAGAATTATTTAATAACCCAGAAGCTTACAACTTCCTACCTGTAGAGGCAAACGAAACAGGTAAGAGTTATGGATTGTTTATTCCAGGAACTAAATCTCTAAAAGTACCAAAGGAAGAAAAATCCTTAGGACTTTATCTAGGCAAAGAAGAGGCTTCTGAGTTAGACTTAATTAAGATTTGGGTAGCAGACGAAGAGAAGGGTAAAGAACTTATCTTAAAGTCTAGAGAACAGATTAAAAAGTCTAGTGGATTAGAGACTTACTTAAAAGAAGTAATGTACTATCCTCTCACGCACGAGGAGTGTTTCTTAGAGTTATCTCAGAACATTTTCCCAGTAGATTTACTTCAAGAACAACTACAGAAGTTAACTGCCCAAGAGATTGTAGCAGACAACGTAGAACTCTACATGTCAGCAGACGGAACAGTACGTCACAAGTTTACCGAGAAAAAGGCTGTTACGAACTTCCCTGTTAAACCAACAGATAATATTGAGGGTTGTGTACAGATTTGGGAATATCCTCTGTCAGAAGCCCCCTATGGACTTTATACAGCAGGAACGGATCCATACAAACAGTCACAGGCACATTACTCAACTTCTTTGGGGTCTACTTACATTTATAAGCGAGTACATAATCTTAACGGAGAAGGCTGGCAGAATATGGTAGTAGCTTGTTATACAGGTCGTCCTAAGAAGATTGAAACCTGGTACGATACTACTAAGATGCTTCTTAAGTATTACAATGCTAAGACTCTTTGTGAGAACATGGACTATGGTTTTATTCAGCACTGTGTAGATAAGCAAGAGTCTCCTAGAGTTTTAGAGAAGACACCTAAGTTTCTTAACGACATCCACCCTAACTCTACAGTTAATCGTGACTATGGAATTCACATGACCAAGGATATTAAAAACTATTTAATGTCGCTTATCATTGAGTACATCACAGAAGTAGTAGATATAGAAAGAGATGCAGATGGTAACACTATAAAAGAACGTCTAGGAGTTACTAGAATCTTAGATCCTGTTCTAATTAAGGAATTAATTAAGTTCACACCTAAGTTAAACGTTGACCGAGTTATTTCATTTGGTCTTACTTTAGCTATGGCTAAGTCTTTAAACACTCAAGTAATTATTTCTGATGCAAGTCAGGATACTAGAATGCAAGCATACTTTAGAGAGAAGAAAGGTTCGTCTCTTTTTCGTACAACTTCATCACCTTTTCGCTATTAACTAAAACTAAATAACAAATACAATGATTATTGAATCTCTCAAAGAGTACACTGATCCAGTCAATCACGCCTACTTTTATCCTGAGCAGTTTGTAAGCTTATCGGATAAAGAAAAGGAGAGCTGGATTAAGTCTACTATGGACTACTTTGCAAATATTGCATTTGCACAGTACAAGCAGAATATCACCTTTAGAAAAAACTATAGGTTGCTTAACGGAGAATTTAACTTCTCTGACTACACAAACATCCCTGAGATGCAGGAACTAATCAGTTACTTAAATGATGTACCTGATCAAGAGCCTGAAGTACCTCAGCACTTAAAGCACTATCCTATTGTTAACCCTCCTATCAATCAGTTGAAGGGAGAGTTAATTAACCGTCCTCACAAGTACAAGGTTAAAGCAGTAGATGACGAAGCTGTAAACGAGACTATTGATTTCCGTACAGAGTTAATTAAAGAACATTTCTTAAAGAAGTTAGAAGCTCAGTTAGAAGGTCAACCTGTTGATCCCGAACAAGAAGCTCAGATGCAACAAGAAATCCAGAACAAAATTTTGGATTATACTTCTGTTGCAGAAGAGTGGGGTAACAAAACTTTAAATGCTCTTAAGTACCACTTTAACTTTAGAGAGAAGTCTCAGCAAGCTTTCTTAGATTTCTTGGTAACAGGTAAAGAGTTTCACCACTTCTACCCAGATAATTCTCGCTTAGGATTTACCTATAAGACAGAGAACCCATCTAACGTATGGTACTTAGCTAATCGTAATGCTCAGTACACATCTGACTGTTGGGCTTTAGGTTTGATTGAAGTTCTTTCTATGAGTGAAATCGTAGAGAGATATAATCTTACAGGAGAAGAAGTAGAGCATTTGAAGAATCGTTCTTTACAGAACTTAAGAAACAACGAATACTCTCCCTTAGCTCCAGCTTTGCCAGATCCTAACGATCCTTTGTGGCAGTTAACCTTCGAGAACGTAGGTGACTTTGCTAACGGAGGTATTGATCATAACGTATTCTCATTTAACTCTCAGCACTCTTACACAGTTGTTACTTCTTACTGGCAGTCTAAGAAACGTATCTTCAAACGTACCTACTTAGATGAGGAAGGATTCCAACAAGAGATGTTTGTATCTGAAGATTACAAGATGGATAAAACCTTAGGTGATATTACTCTTGAGGAACTTTGGATCAACGAATGGTGGAGAGGTATTAAGATTGGTGCAGACATCTACGTAAATGTAGAACCTTTAGAGTTTACTCAGAGTGCTCCTATTGTAGGTATTATTAATACCACTCGTAACACTCAAGGTAAGTCTTTGTTAGATCTTCTTAAACCCTATCAGGTTCTTTACAACATCTGTATGAATCAGTTGTGGGAATTGCTTGAGAAAGAAATTGGTGTTGTATTCTTGGGTGACTTGAAAGTAGTTCCTAAGAAAGACTCTCAGGATCCTATCGAGACAATGCTATGGAATGCTAAGAACAGAGGAACTCTTTTGATTGATACTTCAATTGAGAACACAGGAGGAGCTGTACAGTTCAACCAATTCTCTCGCCTTGATCTTACTCGTTCACAAGAGATTCAAGCACGTATCCAATTAGCTCAACAACTTCGCTTAGAAGCTTATGAGTTAGTAGGTCTTACTCGTCAACGTCTAGGTAACTCTCAAGCATCAGATACAGCTACTGCTGCTAACAATGCTTTGATTCAATCCTTTGCTCAAACAGAAACTTGGTTTGCTTGGCATGATAACATCTTACAGAAAGTTTATCAGACTATCTTGGATATGGCTCAGTATATTGAATTACAGAAGCCTACTTCTACTTTAAACTATCTAAACTCTGAACTAGAGACTGTATTCTTACAGGTATCTAAGAATGAATTACTTCATGAGTTGTTTGTATTTGTTTCTTCTTATGCAGAAGACAAAGTTACTCTTGAACAGTTAAAGCAGTTGGCTCAACCTGCGATGCAGAATGGAGCAGAGCTTTCTGAAATGGTAGATTTGTTTACTGCTAACTCTGAAAGAAGCTTACGTAAGACTTTGTCTGATGTACAGAAACGTAAAGAAGCTATCCGTCAACAAGATCAAGCGCTTAAGCAACAACAGTTGGAGCAACAACAAGCACAGTTTGAACAGAAGATGCAAATGGATGCAGCTCAGAAAGCAGAAGATGCTAGAAGAGATGACATGAATAAGCAGCTTGATCGTGAGAACAGACTGCAAGTAGTTCAACTCCAAGGTATTGCTAACGAAGGTTCTTATAGTCCTGACGTAGATACTACAGGTCTCTTAATTGAACAGACTAAGATAGCTCAAGACATCTCTAAACAAACCTTTGAAAAAGTAACTAAGAATAAAGAGTTAAATTTAAAGGAGAAAGAGTTGGCACTGAAGGAAAAGGATATCGACACTAAGCTTAAAATAGCACAAACAAATAAAAACAAGTACGATTCAGGCTCAAAAAAGAAATAAGAGATACAAATAAGTAATAGATTATAGCACTAAAGTAGGGGGTTTTTGAGCCTAAAAATCCCCTATTTTAACTTATTGTGCATATCGTAACCTAATTTATTAATCTCTTGTGTTAATTTTTTAAAATATTACTTTTGAATTAAACCAAACTAACCTTATGACAACCAATAGTCCATTAGAGAATTTAGAGTTCTTTGACAGTTTTTCCGTAGATGATCCACTAGATTTGGATACCCCTACAGAAGATCCTAATGCCCACATTAAACCAGATATTTTAGGAGGAGAAGACTTTGATCCCCTAGAAGAAGATGAAAATCCTGAACCTATAAATCCTCCTAAAGCTCCAGCACCTGTTGAAGAAGAAGAGGAAGAAGAGGAAGAAGTAGATTTAGAAGGAGATGAAGACGAAGAAGATAATTACTTTGAAGTCTTTGGTAAGGGTCTTGCTAAAGCAGGAATGCTTAACGTAGAAGAAGGAGAAGAAATAGAGTGGAATGAGCAAACATTCTTAGCTAAGATGAACGAGACTATCGAAGATAGAGCTTGGAATCAATTAGAAGAACTTGCTACTGAAACTTACGGAGAAGCAGGAGTACAGATGATTGAAGATATCTTCATCAATAAAGTGCCTGTGCAAGAATACTTACAGATGTTCTCAAACGAACAAGTAGTCGAGAATGTAGACTTATCTGTAGAAGGAAACCAAGAAAGAGTTTTCCGTTTGTATTTAGCTAAGACAGGAATGGATGAAGATGAAATCGAAGATCAACTGAACTACGCTAGAGATAATGATCGCTTAGAAGCATACTCTCAAAAGTACCAAGTTAAGTTGGTAGAGAAGATGCAACAGGAAAGAGCACTACTTGCAGAACAAAGTGAAGCTCGTGTACAAGCGATGAGACAGAAAGAAGAAGAAAGAGAGCAACTCTACGCTGATGTATTAGATGGAGCAATTGCTTCAGGTGCTATTGAAGGGTATCCTATCAACGAGCAATCAGCTACAGAGTTATTTGACTTCGTTCTTTCGAGACCACACGTTCTTCCAAACGGTCAGCGTATTAGTGAGTTTGAATACAAACTTGCTAAGATGCGTCAAGAGGATCCTTCTAAGTTTTTAGCTGTAGCTAGATTAGTTCAAAATGATTTAGATCTAACTCCTGTAAAAAGAAAAGCTGTAACTGATGAGACCAATTCTCTATTCAATGATTTAAAGACCAAGAGTAAAAAGTCTGGTAAGACTTCAAAATCTAATGATGACTTATTCTCACGGTACTTCAAATAAAACATAAAAACAAAAATAATAAATTACTACTATGCCTAATCAAAGTATTCCAAGGGTTAACGGGAGAGTTATAGCTAACGCTCACATGACCAGCTCATTCTATTCTAAAAATGGTTTGGGTAAATTGACAGACAAGAACTTCGTTGAAACCATGCTGCGCACTAAGCCTGATCAGTATGACAAAATGATGATTCGCCTTTTCACCGACACTAAATTGTACAAGAACGACTTGTTGGATTTGGTAATGAAGACTGGTAAGCCTTTTATGGTTAACGATCCTAACGGAGTTTTCACCTACAAAATCAAGAAGCGTGCTGAGTTACCTAAGATCATTGTATCTACTGCTGCTACCTACCCAGGTCGTGATGGTTCTACTTTCGAATTGGTATTTGACAAGAACGTGTTTGTTGTTAACGACATTATCACCGGCCACCGCTATGAGCAAGAAACTCAAATCCAAATCGTTTCTGAAGGTGAAAAACACCAGAACGGTTTCAAGTACAAGTGTACTGCAGTAGGTGCTTCTTCTAGCGACTACGTAGCTGCTACTTTCTTGGCTGTAGGTGTTGAGTACTTCAAGATCGGTAACGTATTGGGTGAGTACACCACTTCATTCTCTAGCTTGGGATTGTTCGATGGTAACTTAGAAGTTATGGCTGATGTATTGCAACAGTATGGTGTTGAACACACTATCACTGACTGGGCTGATGCAACCAAATTGGGTATGCAGACAGACGCTTCAGGCAATCCTATGGACATCACTTACTACTCTGTAAGCGATCCTATGGCTGAAGGTGAGAAAACCAAAATCGTTGGTTGGGAGCCTACAGTATCTCGTTTGCTCCGTATGGAGATGATGCGCATGAAAGCTAACACTTTGATGTGGGGTCGTCAAGGTAACGGTAAAGATGAAAAAGGTCGTCCTACTCGTGCTAAGCAAGGCTTATGGCAGCAATTGCACTTGGGTAACGTTATCTACTACGATCGTGGTCAGTTCTCTTTGAACTTGATTCGTACTGCTATCGGTGACTTGTTCTACAACCGTGTGTTGTTGAAAGACCGTAGCGTGAAGATCTACACCAACCGTTCTGGTATGGAGTTGGCTTCTACTGCTATCCGCAAAGACTTCAACGGTCAGAACTTCATGGTATCTGCTGATAAGTTCTTGGATGGTAAAGATCGTACTAAGCAAGGTTATGCTTTCCAATTCGATCACTTTATGACTACTGAGACTGGTCCAGTTGAATTCGTAGAATTAGAGCAATTGAATGAGCATGCTACTTTCTTGGAGTTGGGTCCTAACAAGAAGACTCCTCCAATCTTCATCATCTTGGATGTAAGTGGTCAAGATGACGCAGGTATCCGTGAGGTAAAATTGTCTACTCGTCCTAACATGTACTATCAGTACATTGCAGGTTCAGTAGGATTTGGTGCTCAACAGACATCAATCGCTAGCAAAGATCCTTATTCTACCTACATCATGAAAGACTTCGCAGGTATCTTCTTGGAAGATCCTACCAAGACTGTGATCATTAAAGAATTCCCTCGCATCTAATTGCGAATCTATGACGGAGGGGGTTTAATAGCCCCCTCCTAAATAGATAAAGTTAGAACCAAAAATTAAACCAAACCAAAAATGAGTAAAGAAATAGCACAGGGAGTGCGAATTATTCGTCCCTACAAAAGACAACCTTCTAGCATGCGCACATTAGAAGGATCATTGTACCAGAATGGATATAACTTCATTCCAGGAACAGTAAGAAAGTTTTTCCCACGAGTTGATTCACGTGGAGTAATTAGAACAGGATTAGATGAGAACTCTCCGAAGTTCCGTGGAATCTTGGACACAAAAGCTAGAGAGCAAGAGATGCAGAGAGTTAAGCAACTTAGAGAATACTATGAGTCGCTTCTTGATGAATCATTACTGCCTGCTAGTACGTTCTATGACGAAATTAAAGAAAACGGATATACCCTAGAAGATGGAGATAACATCTTCAATATGGAGAATCCTAGAGAAGCAATTAACTTTTATTGGTTAATGGAAACCGAAATGGTTGCTCACTCTATGGATGATATAGAAAGTGGTAAGATAGATACAGCTATTGTAAAGTTCTACGTTTACAATGGTGACGTAGAAACTAAGACTACTTTTGAACGTAAGAAACGCATTAACAGTGCAATTGCATCTTTAGATAAGATGACTGCAACTAAGCGTAAAAAAGTTCAAAAGCTTATTGGCTTAGGATTACCAATGGATGCTACAGAAGAAGAAGTTTACAATGCAGTAGATGAGTTCTTACGTACACCAGCATCAGCTCTTGATCGAGATCCTATTGATCAGTTTAACAAGATTATGTCATACAGTGACGACTTGTTAGATGTGAAGGCTCTTGTAAAAGATCTAGTAGATAAAAACATCATTAGAATTAAAGGTTCTATTGTATACGAAGGAGAGCATGTATGGGCTAAGTCAATCGAAGAGTTTGAATTATTCCTTGCAGATCCTAAAAATACAGAAGAGTATACATCCTTTAAGGATAAGTTGAAAAACAAAGCACGAATTGACGCTCTATAAAAACTAAATATATAACATGATCCCTGTTGAGGAACTCATCTATGAGTTTAAACTAACTTTAAATAAAATCAATCGTCAGGATAATATAGATATCCCGATTGAAGATATTATAGTTTACCTCAACAAGGCTCAGGTTAGTTGGATTAAAACTAAACTTAATCCTAACAATATTTATAAAGTAGGCTACGATTCAATCAGAAAGCGTATTGATGATCTCCAGATATTGAAGACCAGTAATGTGCCTCTGAATCCCGTAAAAACAAATGATCTCTTTCACGTTGGCTATGATTGTCCTCTGAAAGACGCAGCAAACTATATGTTTTATATTTCGTCTTACGCAATAGCAAAGAATGGAACCTGTTCTGAGCCCATTACTATAGACTTAGTTAGACATGGAGAACTTACTACTAAGTACCTTGACAACAATTACAGCCCTTCGTTTGAGTGGAGAACAACTTTAGCCACACTGGGGAATGATAACTTGACAGTCTACACTGATAGTAAGTTTAAGATCGAAAAAGTGTTTGTAACATACTTACGTTATCCCTTAGATATAGATGTAGAGGGCTACGTTAAGTTTGATGGAACAAACTCTAAGAATCAAGACTCAGAACTCCCTGAGTATGCTCAGTCAGACATTGTCGACTTAGCTGTTAAGTTCGCTGCTCAATCAACTGATAATCAAGCACAAGCTGTGTTTGCTGAAGATCGTTTAAACAAAAACTCTGAATAATATATAAAACTATGAATCACAAGATCACACAAATCTTTGTACCTAGCGCAGTATCTGCTGCTACTAGTACCTCTGCAGTAGCTACTAAAGCTATTGCTGCTTTCGATGCTGATGGTAACACTAACTTGGGAACTGTAGCCTTCACTAGTCCTCTTGACAACTTTAAGTTGGTTTTTGGATCAGGTAGCACTAAATACGGAAGTTTCAAAACTGGCGTTATCAAGCGTAAAAACTTAGTATCAGTAACCAAAACTAATGCTGACTTAACTGTAACTCAACAGGTTTCCTACTTAGGTTGGGACGAAGCTTCTGCTGCTACTCCTGTTTTCAAATGTGACGAAGAATACGTTGTTACTTTGAAAATTGACGAGTACTGGAGCAAAGGCATTTACCAGCCAATGATTCAAGAGTCTGTAGTTGTTAAAACTGCATGCTGCTCTGAATGTGGTGGTGACTGCGATGCTTTGTCTGCTTCTACTTACATGACTGCTATCGTTACTAAGATCAACGCTTCTCCTTTGTTGAGCAAGTATGTTGTTGCTTCTTTGGTATCTAGCGGATCTAACTACGGTGTTAAATTGGTAGGTAAGGCTTTGGATGAATTCGGTAACGCTTGTGTTCCTGATGCAGTTCCTTACGTATTCAACTTGGTACGTTTCAAAGCTCACGTTCATGAAGGTCCTTACAACACTCAAGATTTCGATATCGAAAATTCTTGTGCTGCTTGGACTATCACCTATGCAACTCCTGTTAAATACCCTATCGGTGTTAAGGCTGCTATGGCTGAAATGGAGCGTCACTACTTCACTAACAACTTGCCTGCTACTGCTGATGCTCGTTACTACTGGAATCCTATCTACAATGAGGATGTAAATCAATTCTTCTATGTTCCTACTTACACTGCTGCTTCTGGCTTTGATATGTACGAAATCACTTACTTAGAAGATTCTCCAAAAGGTTTTGAGAAGAAAACACAAAACACTCACTCTGTAATCATTTTGATTGAAGAGGACAGTGCAAACGAAGCTGCTCTTTTAAGCTTCTTGGAAGGCGTAACTGGCGTTGACTTTACTGACGCTACTAACGTTTCTGTATCATTCTAAAGACTACGTGGGGGATTAATCTCCCCCACTTTTTCTTACCTATTAATTTAAAATAAAATGAAAGATATCAATCTCAAACCTGGAACATTTAGTGAAACCTTGGAAAATGCTTCTGGCAAAGGTCCTGGGAAATCACTTGTAAAATTTATCTTGGGAGTTTTATCTAGCAACTCAACTTGCTGCGATAAGACTTTTGCTTATGGTAAAGTTAACAACTCTACTATTACTCTTCTTTCTTACAGTACCACAGAATTAGGTGCTTTGACTGGAATGACTGAAGGAACTTTAGCTTACGATACTACCTTGAACAAAGTTCATGTGTATAACGGATCTGCTTGGGTAGCTCTCCACTAATCTCTAAATAAATGGGGGAGATAACACTCCCCCTTTTTTAAAAAACTATGAACGTACAACTTAACTTAGAAGCACTTAAAGCAAAGGATTGCTCTTACTTGTCTATCCTTGATACATCAGTATACCCATTAGCTCCTGATACTGCAGAGATTTCTATCTCAGTACCTGGCTATGATAATCCTTTTACTTTCAATTACACTATTGGCGAAGTAAACATATTCAACTCTTATAACTTTGGATTCACTACTTCTTCTACCAGTGGCTTTACTGCTTTACCTGATGGCGTTTATACTTTAACTATTACCACTTGTCCTGATACTGGTATCAACACTCGCTACCACTTGAGGACTTGTAAGATTGATTGTCGTCTTGGAGTACAGTGGGCTAAGTATGTAGACTGCTGTGATGACGAGAAGACTCTTATTTACTTGGACAAAATTGAGTTTTTGCTTAAGGGTGCTGAAGCACATGCTGACTTATGCAACCCTGCAAAAGCTACTGAATTATATAGAAAAGCCGATGACTTACTCAGAAGACTTGAGTCTGACTGTTAAGAAGAAACTTGCTCATGCTGCTTACAAAGAGTTACAGCATATCAAGTACTTAACAAAACCCTATTATAAAAAGTCTAAAGCACTAGCACGCTTCTTGAAGTATGCTGAATGCATAGACTGCGATACAAAAGCAACTTTGAAAATTAAACTTTAAAACAATGACTAACTGCTGCCCTAATAACAACTGCGTAGAAATCGTTCCTTCTGGGTGCGTAAAGTATACAGGTACTCCTACTCCAGGAGGTCTGATTGATTCTTTTAATTCCTGTGACCCTTATCTGAATGACTTGCTTAAGTTGTTAGACGATAAAGTAGTTAACTTAGACACCCGTCTAGGATTAGATAAAACTACTTTTGATGCAGCAAACAATGCATGTGGTACTAGTCCTGTAATTTCTATGACAGGAGTTACTGTACAAGATGATAAGTACTATTCTGCAGAAGTAGTTGTTAAGTTGGTAGGAGTTATTTGTGAGTTGCGTTCTCGCTTAAACTATTTGTCTGCAAAAGACATCAACGTAAATTCTGGAAATATTCACTGGTTAGATCTTCCTTTAGATTCTTCTTTTAAGGTATGGTTAGCTGATCAGTGCCTTGGCGATAATCCTTGCTCTGGAGACGAGATTCAAAATCTTCGTGGTTTACTTCAGGCTATCATTGTTAAACTTTGTACTTGCTGCGCATAACCATGTCTACTTGTCTTGATTGTTTCGGAACATATACAAACACTCCCTGCGATTCTGTAGGATGTTTGTCAACTAATTACGCTAAATGTATTACCTATTCTGGACTTCCTTTGTACTGCGGTACAGGAGCAGTAGGTAGTGTTAGCAAAACAGGTTTAGCTTTAAGTCCTACAGTTGTTACTGAATACACTGTATCTCCTACAGGAGGATCAGGTTCTGGAGCTTCTGTTAAAGTTACTCGTACTCCAGGTTCTAATGTTTATACTGTAGTAGTATTATCAGGTGGAAGCGGATACACAGTAGGAAACTTCTTAACTGTAGCTGGTAGTGCTTTAGGTGGTGCTTCTCCTGCAAATGATTTGACTTTGCAAGTAACTACTCTTGCAGCTATCATTGCTAACGGAGCTAACTTAGATACAGTTATTGCTAATCTACACCAACGTATCTGTTTGTCTACTGCAAGTGGTGCAGACTATTCTACATTTGATTATGGATGTCTGAGATTAGGTGGTGCATTAACTAGCTTAGGTACTCCTATTACAACTGTAGAAGGATTTGCTGAATCAGCTTCTGCTGCTTTGTGTGCATTAAACATTCGTACTCTTGCATTAGAGACTCCTGCATTCACAGTCCCTGGTTGTATCTCTTTAACTTCAGGTGTATCTACTATTAGTCAAATCTTAACTGCTTATGGAGCTAAGATCTGTTCTATAAATACTCAGTTAGATTTAAGCGGAGTAACTGCAGGTTGCTTTACTACTGCTCCTTCTTCTACTGCTGACTTACAAGTTTGGTTTGATTGGGTAGTAACTAACGTTTGTTCTATTAAGACAACTACAGATGCTAACGTAACTTCAGTAACTACTAACGCTAACAACTTAAAGACTTATATCTCAGGTGGAAGTGCAGTACCTGCTTCTATTGATACTTCTTGTATCACAGGAGGATCTAGCACTAGTACTTTAAGTGCAGCTGCTATCTTGTTTACAAGTCAGATCTGTGCTATCAATACTACCTTAGCGACTATCCCAGCTACAAACTACACTTTAACTTGGGCTACTAACTTTGGAACTACCCCTTACTACGGATATACTTTTAACTATACAAATACTTCTGATACTCTTTCTAACCAGCTAACTAAGATTGTTGCTGCATTGGGAAGAATGAAGATGAAGTTAAATGCTTCTGACTTTACAGCATCAAGCGACTCTGATGGATTGAATGTATCCTTGGCTTCAGGAGTTCGCTTTACTTGTTCTCAATTAAACTCTTGTTCAATTACTAGCTTAGCAGATGTAACCTCTACCTCACCTGCAGCTTATCATAGTTTGTTCTGGAATGGATCTGAGTACGTAAACAAAGAATTGATCTTTACTTCTACTGCAGGTACAGTAGCAATCACACGTGCAAACAATGCAGGAAACATTACTGTAAACTTAGAAGTAGCAGGTGCAAGTATCACTACAGCAGTAACTACTCCTAGGACTGTTTCCAATATGAGTGTTGTCCCTTCAACTAGGTACTCAATTGGATCTCTTCCTAAGTTACATAGAGCAAATGGTATGGTAACCATTTCTGGAACATTTGCAATACAAATTACTGGATCTACTACTTGGGCACATCATCAGTTGATTGACTTCTTGGATATCCCTACAGGATATCTGAACGCTAATCCTGAGTATTTCCACGTAGCAATCTACACCTACACTGCAGCCTCTCCTTCAATTCCTACAGCAGTTGCTCAAGGTCTTGCAGCTTTATCTGGAGGTAGTGTATTGATTTACTTAATCAATCCTGCAGGAACTTTGAGTTTCTCAGCAGGTGATTCTTTAGAAATTGTACTAGGCGGCAACACCTATAAAGTATAATAAAAATCTTGGCAGGGTTTTTTTGGTTGGTTTTCCTGTCATCTTGCTAGTAGGAGCCTGCGAAAGTGGGCTCTTCTAGTTCTTAAATAAACACTTGACTTAACTTTAAAATTAATTTATATTTGTAATAAGCCTTAAATTAACCCAAACTATATACTAATGTATACTAACTCAGACTTAATCGCTAGGGTAAAGAGCGCTAACAAATTCATCAGTGATGATGATATGATTAGTGATCGCTATATTTACGGCTTATTAAAAACTAAAGCTTCTACACTATTACGTAGAGAAATCAACTTACGAAGACTTCTTACTTCAGATAATGTGTATCAAGCATATGAGTGTTTACATTTAATTGAGGCTCCGGGTTCTGAATGTGATCTTAACTGTCCTATACGTAGAAGCAAAAACAAACTACCAAAGATAGATGAGGGGTTGTATTCGTACTTTATTCAGGGGGTGTTCAACACTTCTAACTCGCAGGAACTTTTTCCTACTACTATTAGAGATTTTATTAATCATAATTCTTTACGTTTTAAGACCCCTAAAAAGTACTATACTATCCGCAATGGATATCTTTACGTTTTAGATCCAGATGTAGAGTGTGTGAATATGTACGCTTACTTTACTGAGTCTATCGAAGATCTTGATGGCTCACAGTGTATGAGTATGTATGATAAACAATTTAAGTTTCCTGGCTACTTGCTGGATACTTTGATTGAAATGTGTAATCAGTCTTTAATCAACTATCATAAGTTGCCTTACGAGACTGAAGACAACAACAGGGATGAACCCAACTAATTATGTCGAAAGACTTTATAAAACCAAACCCAAGAAAACAAGTTAGGAAAAAAGAGAAGGATACAACTTCGGATACGAACTATCTTTCCCTTAGAGCCTACCATCTGTTCTTAAAAGAAACTAAACGCAAAGACATTACCTATAAGCAGTTTTGTGGCATTCCTAAAAAGATTCACATTAAACTTATAGAGAGGTTATTACGTGGAAGATACTCACTGCGGTTTCCAAACTTCGGATCAATTAAAATTGTAAAGACTGAAAATGCGATTAAAGAAGGTAAACATACAATTATTAACTGGAAGCTCTACAATGAAACTGGCATCAAGGTGCCTTATAGAAATTCACATACCGATGGTGCAGTCTATAAATTTCATTTGTATCCATATTCTAAACGAATAGTTGAGTTTGGTTTCTACGATCTAAGAATGTCTAACAGACATAAAACAGCCTTAGCTCAAGCAATCAAAGACAACAAACTAAATATAAGGTAAACTAAAATAAAATGAAATACGATAACACTAACTTTATTTCCTCTGAGCCTTTAGTTGCTGAAGTAAAGCAAGAGCTCAAGTCGTACTTTGAAGCTGGTGCTATCAGTGAGGTTCTTATTCCTACTTTCATTGATCAGGCTTTACGCAAACTTCGTGTAATGGTATTGAAGCCTGAAGAAGCTGTACTTACTTTCTCTAATTATAAATCTGAATTACCCTGTGACTTTTCTTTGTTAGACTATGCTTTGATTTACGAAGCAGATGTACAATGGACTTCAGGTGTTAATTCTATGCAGGGATACTGGTGGCAGAATCTAGAATGTACTGGAGGTTGTGATGCAGGAGACTGTGTCAAGCAAGAAAACTATTACGAGACTATCAGTGTACCTACACCCGGTTTTAAGATTACTATGCAACACCCTAAGATGCTTAGAGTGTATCATGGTTCTAAGACTATGTGTATTGAGGGTTGTGAAAACCTCAATGTGTCGTCAGCTGATGTATTACAAATTTATCCAAATAAAACAGTTAGTGCAACGTTTGAAACAGGTTGTGTTTTCCTTAGATATTACTCACGTCCAATGGACGATGATAACATACCTATGGTGCCAGAAATTCTTGAGATTGAAGAGTATGTCAAGTCTTATCTTAAGTTTAAATTTTTTGAGCAGCTTTGGCATTCAGTAGTAGACGAAAGTCAACGTCAAGTAGAGTCTAAGTTTCAGTACTACAGACAAGATCAATTAAATAAGTTACAAGCTGCTAATGGTTACTTGTTAACCTACACTAAACAGCAGATGGCTGATAACGTAGCCCGTACTAAAAATCGCTTTACTAAGTTCCATATCTCCTAAGTTTAATGGATAACAAGATCAATCAAAATATAGCAGGTTTAAACCTTGATTCGGTTAATTACCAGATCAAGGAGAACATGATTACGTTTGCTCTAAACGCAAACATTCAGTCTCATGATGGTAACTCTACCACATACACTAACGAATCTTCTAACCAATTATGTTTTGATTTTACTTCTCAGTATCCAGGGTATAAGATTGTAGGTAACCTCAGTATCTTAGAACAATCTAAACTTATTGTTTTCTTAGCTCATCCTGATGGAAGATCCTTAATAGGCGAAATAACTAACTTAGATAAAGATTGTACAACATTAACTGAAACTGAAAAGGATTGCGGTTGTGTATCTGGTACAGTAGTTACTAGTACGGTAGGTTCACAATTAGGGGAGTCTTTAGATACCTGTTGTACCTTCACCCCTTTAATCGTAGATGATTGCTGCCAAGAAACAGGTGGTTGTTATTTCTATTCAGTAGAATCAACTGAAGAAACAGGAGAGTCAAATCAAGCTTATACAGTTAACTGGACAGACTGTAGTGGTCAACCACAGAGTCAAACTTTTTTTGGTATAGGCTTCTTCTTAGCTCGTAGAGGTGAGTATGTACTTCCACCTAACGTAAGACTGATTAGTGAAGTATACGAAGGGGGAGAAACTCCTTGTGAACCAGGAGGAGGATGTTGCTTAAAGTTATCAGTAGACTTTCCTGTGTATGCAGAGTATCGTATAGATAACTGTGAAACTAAAGTATACTTTGTTGCTCGTAACATACAACCTCGTTATTTCTCATTAGAGGAACCTTTGGGTAGGGATCAATGTGGTGAACCCATTACATCTCTTTCAAACGCTTGTGAGCGCTTAAAACTATTCCCAGACTTCTGTCAGCCTGAAGTGTATCCTACTGCAGTTGATTCAGGAGGAAGACTTAAGGGTGGTGTATATTCTTTCTCTGTAGCTTATGCAGATGAGAACGGTAAGGAACTTACAGACTATATTGATTTCTGTAACCCTATTCCAATCTTTGAGAGAGCTATTACTGAACAAACTGAATACGAAACTTCTAAATCTATTAGAGTCTCTATAGATCATAAAACTGCAATCTTTGATTACTTTAATTTAACTGTTGCTGAGAACATTAACGAAGTAACTACATACCATCTGGTAGGTACTTACAGAGTAAATCAATCTAGCTTAACAGACTCTTTAGTTTATACAGGAGATTACTCTTCTACTTTTTCTTCAATAACTCCTTTGGTTCGTAGTCCTCACTACGAGCATGCTGAAATTATTGAAAAACAGAATGACATCTTAATTCTGGCTGATTTGGTAGAGACTCCTAAGTACAACTTCCAACCTATTGCAAACCAGATCCAACTTAGGTGGGAGACTGTACAGATGCCAGTAGATAAGAAGTTTGACTACTCTAATCCAGAAGTTGCTTATTTCTTCCGCACTTATCAGAGAGATGAGGTTTATCCATTTGGTATTAAGTTTAAACTAAAGAACGGTAAGTATACAGATGTATTTCATATTCCTGGAAGACTTGCTAACAGTACAGACTTTGATCCTATGGATCCTGCTAACAAAGACGTGTTTCATATTGTTAACGATTGTATAGCAGAAGAACAGTCTTTACGTTGGCAAGTATACAATACAGGATCTAAGGGTTTAATGTACTCTCAAAATCCTGCAAACAAACAAGAAGAACAATACTCTTGTGCTATAGTACCAGGAGAAGCAGGACAGTTTGCTTATTGGGAATCTACAGAAACTTATCCTTGTTATGAAGAAGTATGGGGAGACTTAGCAGGTCAACCTATTCGTCACCATAAGTTTCCTGATAGTGCTATTACACACATCCACAAGAATGATGAACCAATCATCTATCCTATAGGAGTACGTGTACAGGAAACAGTATTTGAATCTATAGTAAATAACACCACTGTTTACGATCCCTTAAACACTTATGGTAATCATCAGATTCCTGTTAAGGAACTTATCTGTGGATATGAGTTGGTAAGGGGTAACCGTGTAAATAACAAATCAGTTATTGCTAAGGGACTTGTGTATGATGTAGGAACCTTTCACGATGAAGATACTGGTAAGAATTACTACTACCCTAACTATCCTTATAACGATAGAGGTCCTGATGCTTTTATTAAAACAGATTCTAAGTTTTACGACAAAGGAGATAGAGGAGAGTTTGACTTCCCTATGCACAGTGGATTTGTAAATCCTGTTTTATATGGAACAGAAAGATTTACTTTTCATTCACCTGATACTCACTTCCAGTATCCTAAGATTGGTACAGAACTTAAACTAGAAACCTTAGAACACGGAATTGTAAAAGGTCACTTTGTTCCTGTATTAGATCATCCTAAATATAAAATAATAGGTAAGGGTACTAATCTTCTATCTGCATCAATTGCTACGCTTTTATCTTACGTTACAAGTTCTGAGTCTGATCTCGGTGTCACAGCAGGTTCTAGATCTGTTTTTGAGGGTAGAGTAACAGAAATTATTACTAACACTTCTATTATGAAAGACTTAATTGAAAAGTCTCTTTCTTATAGAGAGTTAGCATGGCAATACAATTCAGTAGGTAACTATACTAAATACGAGTCTATTCCTAATACTGGAAACAAACGAAGAGTATTAGATATCGGACTTTATGCTAATGATAAGATAGTTGAGTTAAATGATAATTTTCCTCTACATAACAGACTTAGAGAAACTTCTGTTTATCTAAAGACAAACGAGCCTCTAGAAAATAACTTTTTATTAATTAGAGATACTACAAGGTTTACAATTTCTCAAGCAGGATTAGAAGATAATCCTTCTAAGATTGTAGAGTCAAATACTAGAGCCTACTATTCTTCAATTAAAAGAAACTTTCCTAATCAGTACGGTCCTATAGAAAATATTAAATACGTTTCTACTGGATACAGTGCTGATGTAAGTTTAGATGATTCTGGATACTTAAAAGTAGAAAGAACTTTCTATCCTGCATTTGGAGGAGACACTTATATTAATCAGTTTGCACTTAAACGTAAACACTCGTTCTTTACTCGTAACTTAGCTAACTTACCAGCTAAGGTAGATAATGTTCCTTTTGATTACTGGTTGTTTCCTAACTTAGGATATCCTACCTATTATGCAGGTAACTCCTCGGAACCTATTACTGCAGGAGATATAGCTGGATCTTTAACTGCTCTTGGATTAGCTATAGCAGCAAAGAAAGCTCCTGCTTTACTTAACTTAGGATCACAAGCTGCAGCAGCTGCAGACCTCGCAGCTAATGCTGCTTTTGTAACTGCTTTTGCTTCTGTGTTAAATGATTATATTCCAAAAATTAATCTTGACTCAGCAAATAGTACTGCAGATGTAGACCGAGATGGATTCTTCTACACAGCTTCTTATGGTATACCAGTATTCTATGTAGAGTCTGATATTAACGTAGACTTGCGTCATGGAAGAAATGACTTAGAAGAGAACTTCTATCCTAACGTAGGAGATGGTATCCCAGATGACTGGTTGCATGAAGTAAACGTACCTATTAAGTTTGACAACTTCTATAGCTACAATGCTACTTACTCTGCACAGAACTTAAGTCCTAACTTACCTTATAGATTAAAGTATCCTTCTTTAGAGTGTTTGTCTATTCACCATAACCGTGTAATCTATTCTGATCCTGCAAACTCTTCTAACTATCTTTCAGATGCTTGGAGAGTATTTCGTCCAGGTAATTTCTATGACTTCCCTAAGCAAGGAGGACGCTTAGTTGACTTAAATGCAGGAGAGAACGAAAGAGTATATGCTAGGTTTGAAAATACTACTAAGGTTTACAACTCTCGTATTACTCTAAGCACTACTTCTCCTTATCAGTTAGAGATTGGTAATGCAGAGATGTTCAAACAGAAGCCTGTTGACTTGGCTAAGAGTGATCTAGGTTATATTGGAACTCAACACAAAGCTTATGTTAAGTGTGAGTACGGAACATTCTGGGTAGACGCTAAACGTGGGCATATCTATCAAATTACTGGAGACGGGTTTAACGAGATTAAAACAGAAAACAATTACAACTGGTTTAAGCAAAACTTACCTTTCCAAATCCTTAAAGATATTCCCAATGCAGACATTGACAATCCTCCTATTGGATTAGGTATTGTTATGGGATGGGATGAAAGATACGAGAGAGTGTTTATTACTAAGTTAGATTACAGAGTCAAGCCTGAGTATAGACCTGGAAGTGCGTCAGTTGTACGATATATTACAGACGTGGCAGATAGTAATTATCTTAAGTATGTAGTAGATAGTGGAAGTATACAGATAGTAATTTCTTTTGGAGATCCAGCTTTCTTTGAGAACAAGTCTTGGACAGTAGCTTACTCCCCTAAGTTAAAGAACTTTATTTCTTTTTACTCTTTCCTTCCTAACTTCTTTGTTCCTTTACTTGGTCATTTCCAAACTTTGATTAATACTTCTACAGGAGCATCTACTTGGAATCATAACTTGTCTATCTATACTTATCAGAATTACTACAACAAGTTGTATCCTTATATTCTAGAGTATAATGTAAACTCTTTCCCGCAAGTATCTACAATTAACTCTGTTACTTTGATGCAGGACATTCAGGAATACTATTCTGATTACGAGTACTATTCTTTGTCTACTGCTAACAAGAAAAACTTAGCAAACTTTACTAAGGCTATTATTTATAACAAAGAACAGTCTACTGGTATCATTAAGTTGATTCCTGAAGAGTTTGGTAACACAAGACAGAAGATTACCTATCCTAGAATGACAGCAACAGGCATAGAAGCTCTTATCTCTCGTAGAGAACACTTGTATACCTTTAATGGATTTTGGAACGTTGCAGCTCAAGGAAATGGTCAACCTCTATGGTCGACTCAGTGGAGTGACTTAGTTACTCAGTACCCTATAGACAAAGTACCTAATACTAAGAGTGTAAGACCTGTGTCTGTATCCTATCAGAAGTCTAAGATTAAGTCTGACTTTGCTAAAGTAAGATTGATTCAAGATCAATACTCTAGATTTAAGTTTATTAACACCATTCAAATAACCCAAACCAACCCATAATATCATGAAAGAAAAAGAACTCTTCACAACAGTTAAACCCGAAATAGTACTGGGACAGTTATTCCAGTCTAGGGACATCATTCACTTAGCTCACTTACAAACAACTTCGTTTAGTGAGCACAAAGCTTTAGACGGTTACTACTCAGAAGTAATTGGTCTATTAGATGATTTAGTAGAAGCATACTTCGGAACTATTGGAAAACGCTTAAACTTTAAGATTCCTGGATCAGAGTATATGAATGCTAAAGCTCATCTTACTTACATGAAAGACTATGTAATGAAGCATCGTAATGTATTCGGAAACGAAAACACCCACCTACAGAACATTGTAGATGAGATCATTGCTTTGATTACTTCTACTTTATATCAATTGACACTAAACTAAATAATTATATGAACCGTTTAAAGAAATCTTACTCTACCTGCATGAGTTGCGGAGGTAAGAAAATGAAATCAGGAGGTAACTGGATCAAGAGTGCTATTAAGAAGCCAGGATCTTTTACTGCACAAGCTAAGAGTGCTGGTATGTCTGTACCTGCATTTCGTGATAAAGTATTAAGCAACAAGGAGAAGTTTTCTAGTACTACTGTAAAGAGAGCTAACTTGGCTAAGACTCTTTCAGGAATGCGTAAAGGAGAAGATGGTATGATTACACGTAAAGGAACAAAGGAAGTAATGAAGTATGCTTCACGTGTAGAGCCTAGAGGTATTACTACTGAGTCTTCTATGGGTATGCCTGCTACTCCTACTCCTATTGAAAGTCCTGCTAATTGGTATAACGAAAGTACTTGGGATAAAGCACAAGCTGAAAATGCAACTCGTCCTGTAGCTAATACTCCAGTATCTTCTGCTAACCCTGCTACCGTAAAAGGAGGATCACCAAAAGTAAAAGCTTATCAAGAAATGCTTCGTAGCAAAGGTTATAATATTGCTGCTGATGGAGCTTGGGGAGCAGAAACACAAAAAGCTTACGAAGCTTATATTAAGTCAAAGACTACTGCTGCCGCTAAGCCTGCTTCTGTTCCTGCTAAGACAACTAGTAAATCATCTTCTCAAAACTGGAATTATAGTGCTTCTCAGTGGGATGCTGCTCAAAGAGAAAATGCTATGCGTCCTGTAGCTGGTGCAACTTATGGTCCTACTAAAGCAAATAAGATGAACTTTGCTCCTGTTAACAAACCTGCAGTAGCACCCAAGGCTCCTATTGCTGCTCCAGGCAAACCTGCAGCTAAAAAGACTACTCCTGATCAAATGCCAGCTTGGGCTAAAAAAGTAGTAGCACAAAATTCTAAGACACCTGCACGTAAGTCTCCCATTAATTTACGTTAATGTTTGTCCCAGGAGTAAATGGTTCTGTAATTCCAAGTGCACCCTCAGGCTCTAGGCTTAAGGGTGCATATAAGAATTCTAAGAAGCGTAAGATGCCTAATGGTGGAATAGAACTTGCTTTAGATGCAGCTTCTTTTGCTCCTCCTCCAGTAGGTACAGTAGCTTCTCTTCTTGGAGCAGGACTGAATGCTTATCAAGGAGACTATACAGGAATGGGTTTAGACCTAGCAAGTGCTGCTAGTGGAGGAGCATCTAAGTGGTTTGGTGCGGCTGCTGATGCAGCAAAAATGGCTAACTCTGGAAGACTTGCTTCTAGTATGGCATCTAAGGCTAAAACTTTTCAAACTCTATCCAATCCTGTAGTGTCTAAAACTGCATCTGTTGGAAGAGACTATTCAAATACAGTAAAGTCTTCTCCTTATAATAGTACTATGAGAGTTCCTCAAAGAGATAATACTCAAGTACAGTTTAGACCTAACCCTAATCTGCGTAGAATGCCTTATGGAGGCATCAAGAGTTCTATTGAAAATGTTTCTCCTCAAGGAGATGTACAATATAACGTATCAAAGAACTTAAAGAACTTTAGAGCAGGTCTACAAGGATCAGTTAATGCTCCTAGTATGTATGCTGGTTCTATTACTCCTACCTTATCTTATAATAAGAATAAGTTTTCTTCCTACGTATCTCCTAATTCTTTAGGAGCATCTCTAGAAGGAGACAAAGCTTATCTAAATTACAATCAAACTAGAGAAGGGCAGACTATGTATAGAGACGCTTCTGCAGGATACAATACTGACAAAGTAAATTTAAATGCAGGAGTAAACTTTAGAAACAACTCTTTAGAGAGTGGGCAGATTAGTGGAAGTTACAACTTCAATCCAAATTTTGCTATAACAGGAAACTACGGAGTTAGTCAAGGAGAGTTTGGTTTAGATAAAAATTACTTTGCAGGCTTACGATTTAACAAAACTTTTGAAGAAGGCGGAGAAGTAGAGGATGATGATAAGGAAATGGTAGACGGAGTAGCAAGTATTCTTAGAGGAGTAAAAGACAAAAAAAACAGATTACAACTAGCTAACAAACTAGCTAAACAGTTTAACAGAGAAAAGGTAAAGTATAGTCTACCTGAATTCTTAAAGAAATCTAAAGTAAAGAAATGAAACAAATGATAAAACGTAAGGATGGATCTTACTCACAAAGAGGTTTGTGGGATAACATCCGTGCTAAGAGAGGTTCTGGAAAGAAGCCTACTCCAGAGATGCTTAAACAAGAACGTAAGATTAAAGCTAAGATGGCTGATGGTGGTAAGATGCCTACCTCAGTAGCTAAGGCAAGATTTGTAGCAGCTAATAGCGGAAACGTAAAAGAAGCTAGACAAGATGCTTCTAAGTACGGTTACAAGTTTATGTCAGGTGGCAGACTTAAATCTGCTTACATGGCTAAAGGAGGAAACATTGCTAAGACTACTAAAGGTCCAGGAGCAAACTATCGTCCTACTAAACAAGGAGCAGGTATGACTCAAAAAGGAGTAATGGCTTATCGTAGAGCAAACCCTGGATCTAAACTAAGCACTGCTGTTACAGGTAAGGTAAAGCCTGGTAGCAAAGCAGCTAATCGTAGAAAGTCTTATTGTGCTAGATCATTAGGTCAGTTACGTAGATCCTCACAGGCTACACAGAATGATCCTAATAGTAGAATCAGACAAGCACGTAGGCGTTGGAAGTGCTAATAACTAAATAAACTAAAACTAAATATATGGCCGCTAAAGCATCTAAATCAAAATCAACTTCTACTGCTTCTAAGTTTAAAGTTAAACCAAAGATTCGCAGAAAGGGAGTAGTAGCAAAAACTAAAGCTTCAAAGTTAAAGTCTAGTAAGAACTACTTAAAGAAATCACGAGGTCAGGGGTAAGCAATTACCCCTTGCTTTTTTTTATTAATCTTGTATATTTGTATAACTAGCTTATTCTCAAGCACTTATTAACATACTAAGTTAATAACATTAATCATTAAAACATGTTAAGAAACAATCTTTTTAAGAGATTTGGTCAATCAGGTATGAAAGAACCTGTAGACAAAATATCTGGAGCAGGTCTAGAGCCTACTCAGGACTACCCTACTATAGAAGAATTAGCTAGTAAAGTTAAGCCTATCACTAAAGATATGATGGGATTAGGGAAACCTAAGAATGAAGGAGAGTACGAAAAGAAAAATGGAAACTTAGAAATATCTCCTGCTAAAAAATCTTCTATCGCTCCTATTACAGAACGTCAAGGTATAGGAGATAGGATGGCTAATAACATCTTAAACCAAGAACAAACTTTAGATGCAGGAGAATACTTTACTACTACACCTGAAAGTATACAAGATGCTCAAGATATAAGTAATGAAGTAGCTTCTCAATTTAATCCTAAAACAAAAAAGAAACTTCCTAAGTTAGGAGAAGATTTTGGAGATGCATTAAGTCTCGGATTACTAGGATTAGATGCAGCTCTTACATATAACCAAGACCTAGAGAATCAACGTAAATTAACTGAATCAATTCAACAAAGAAACTCTAAACCTCTTTATGACTATAACTATATGTATGGTCGTACTACTAGTGGTGGAACAGAGTATCAACCTACAATTAAAGCCGAAATGGGTGCAAAAATAAATAAACGTTATGCTAGTGATGGTATGAACGATGTAGAGATCGAAGGAGGAGAGTTTATCCAACTTCCAAACTTAGAAACAGAAATGGCTGAAGGACCCTCTCATGAGAATGGAGGTATCCCTACAAACCTTCCTGATGAAACTCGTGTTTACTCTAACAACTTAAAACCAGAAGGGTCTAAGAAAACCTTTGCTCAAATTGCTAAGAACTACGATACTACTTCATATAAAAAAACTTTAGAGAATCCTTTTGCTAAACAAGTAGATAAGGATACTGCAGGTATTATGATGCAACGTAATCAAAAGATTCTTGATGAACTTTTCAGAGACCAGCAGATTATGAATGGTAACTCTAACGGAGAAGTAGAAGCTAAGAATGGAGCAGGTATCAATAACCCAGGATTTAAATCATTACCTGGTTATGTACAAGCTAAGATTACTGCTAACATGGCTGACGGAGGTAATCCTCCTTCTAAGGCAGGTATTCCAAAGAACCTACAAGAGTATGTAAACTGGGATCCTCAAGCAGGTGGAGGCAAAGGAGCTTGGAGATTAGAAGTT